CGATCAGGCCAGTGCGCTGGATTGTAGAATGTGTTGGTCGAAATTGACTGGTCAATATAAGCAGCCAACACACATGCGGTTTTCAAATAGCCAATGCAGTCTTTTTGTGCCCACATCAGTTGATATTTGTTTTTCAACTTGTGATATTCGGGCACTACTTGTGTGAGTGATCCTGCTTTGGATTCTTTAACTGATATCAGGCTCATGGGCATTTCAATGCCATTGGTTGAGTTGATCACCACAGAACTTGATTCAACAGGTGCCACTGCCATCAGTGTGGCATTGCGGACTCCGTGTTCTTTCATGAGTTCACGCAAGGGTTCCCAGTCTAGTTCTGGTGCAAAATTCGCAAGTTCGTTAACTCCGTTAGCTCGTCGTTCCCACGGAAACACACCACGACCATACCAGGTGCGATCCGAATCTTTGCAACGGCCACGCTCCTTTGCAAGCTCAACTGTTGCTTCTGTGAGATAGTAGGCTTGGTGCTCCATCCAAGATTTGACTTCGGCCAAAGCATCTGTATCACCGTACTGGAGGCTGCGCTTGGCATGCCAGTAAGCCAAGTTAGTAATACCGATACCAAGCGGCTGAATTTCGTCATTTGATAGTTTTGATTGGATCGATAGGAAGTCTTGGTAGTCCAAGATATTGCACAGGCTCCTCTGCAGAATCCTACAAGCACGACGCATATCCTCAGGATTGCGGAACGCCCCCCAGTTAATGGACCCAAGTGTACATAACGCAATGCGACCTTGATCATCATCCAGCCTTTTAAAAGGTTTTGTAGGAAGGAGAATTTCACAGCAAAGATTACTCTGGTAAATGGTGTGATACTCAGGATCAAATGGTCCTTGATTCATCACGTTGTCAATGAACACTAGATAGATACGACCAGTGTCTGTTCGTTCCTTAAGTATGCCTGATTTGAACACTTCTTCAGCAGACATAGTTTTTGTCCGGAGGTCAGATCTAGCTTCATATTTGACATAAAGATCTTCAAAAAGTGCAGTGTTGGAGTAGAATGCCTCGTAAAGTTCCGGTACTTGGTTAGGGTCAAAGAACGTGATGTTTTGTTTGTGTTTAAATCTACGCCAGAAAAAAGCAGAAAGCACCACCCCATAGTCCATGTGTCGGACACGGGTTTCTTCGGTTCCTTGATTGTTCTTGAGCACAATAAGATCATCGAATTGAAGATGCCAGATGGGATAAAAAACAGTGGCACTTGCATTTCGAATACCTCCTTGTGAACATGACCGTAAATCACCAAACCACTTCTTTAAAAATGGTATCATGCCGGTGTGCATGATTTCACCACCACGAATGGGTGAGCCCAGTGGACGAAGACGCCCTATCTCCAAACCAATGCCTGCACGTTTGCTGGCATACTTGGCCATCATCTCACCAGAAGCGAATATACTATCAAGATCGTCGTCACTCCTGATAAGCACACAACTACTAAACTGTTTAGTAGGAGTGCCGAGCCCTGCAAGCACAGGTGTAGCAAGAGTAAACAAACCATCACTGGCGGCTTGATAATATTCTTTGATATAACGCATTCTAGCTGAGTTAGGCTCTTCTTTGTGAAACACTGTAGCCGCGGCCACCATGTATCTGACTTGTGGAGTTTCATAAATTTCCTTAGTGCTACGATTACGAACAAGATACTTTTCAATCAGTTGTTCCACTGCCGCGTAACTGTATTGCTCATCCTTGACATGATCCAGCATGTCATTCATACGGTTCCAATCAGCCTCATCGTACCATTCCAGGAGTTCGGCAGTGTACAGGCCTGTGGCCACGTTTTTCTTCACAATCTCATACAAGTGGGGAGGCTGATAGGAACCGTATACGTCTTTGCGTAACATGCTTAGTCGTTGTTTGCCTGCCACGTATTGATAGTTGGTATGTCCCACGTCAGGGTTTGACTCTACGTCAATTAGATCCACTATGGCTCGTAGTGTAATTCCATCAATCTCAGTTGTTGTTATGCCGTCATAAAAATGCAGTTGAGCTTTGATTTCGATCATGCTCTGACTAACATCTGCTATTCCTGAACAGACTTTTGCAATCTGCGCTTGCCATTTTTCCAATGCCAACGGCTCGCGAGTTCCGTTGCGCTTTAAGACAGTAATTTGCTTCATTGTTACCTTAGTTGTTGTTTTATTTGTGCTAGTGTCATGCTGTGTCGAACCTTTTGAGGTTCTAGGTTGATATTTACAACAGTATCCGCGTCCCAATTCAGTATATATTTTGATTTGTCTACCAGGACTAAATTGTCGCTATCTAGCTCAACCAACACCACATCCTGCAGATCTTCACGATCTACAATAGCTATAGTATACAGGATTCCCAGCCCGCGAGCAAGTGGGCAATAGAGGTTGTCACTCAATAATTGCCAGGGATCTGGCCAAGTGGGTTGATCGTCCCAGTGCAAATGGTAAGCACGCCATGGCGTACCAAACCACCAGGAATTGATTAGATCCAATGCTTTTTGTTTATCGGCCTGGGCGGCTTGTTGTCTCAGTTGCGTCCAAGACTCAAGCCTTTCGGCAAAAGTTTGATGCCACATTACCCAAGGTTTGTAATAGTGTAGTCAATTATTCCGTCAATACCAGCAGTACAGGTGTAGCTGATGGTACAACCAGTAAGGTTGTCGGTCACTGTTAACGTAGTACCGGTACTGCTATTTTCTTGATAGTCGTCAATGTAGGTAAACCCAGCACCTGAGCCATTGTAGTTTTGCATTACTGTAACTGCTCCACGACGTGTGTTCACATCACGTTTGATAGTATAATCCATTTTAAACGAACTTAGGCCAGTTGAACCAGCACCAGTCCATCTTGGAATCGTCACAAGGTTAGCTGTGGTTGATTCGTTTACAATGTCTCTCACACTGGCCGCAACTTGATAATTGCCAAGGTCCAGTGTGTTGGCTGGAGTATAAACTACAGCAGTGTCATAGTAATACTGAACATTATGAGAGTTCATGCTCATAGCAATGGTATTGCTGTTGTTCAGTTTGATTCTAGGATAGGTAGTGCTTTGTTGGTTGTTGCGTTGAAACATATCACCAACGCTGACGTTGTTGTCACCGTCAATGTCAATGATACTGGTGGCCGGGAGAGTCACTCCCAAGAAGCTGTTGCCCACGTCATAGAAGGTGTTGTAGGCCGAGATGTTCCGACCCACATCAGTCATTGAAATGCCGTCAGCGTAGATGTTGTCAAACACACTGGTTGTGACTCTTACTCCAGTGGGGCCTGTGGTCTGTCCCACTGCCAATGCCAAGTTAACACCACTGTACAATACATCAAATTCACAGTTGCTGAATGTTACACTTTCGGTGTTGTCTTCATCAAGGTCCACACCATAGCTCATGTTTGAAAACAAGCAGTTGTTGAATGTTACATGGCGAACCAGCAGTGTGCCTGTTCCGGTGGCTCTAACACCAGCTGTGCCGGCACCTGCGGTATTCAAGTTGGCTTCTGTGCTTGCACCTTCAAATGCCACAGAGTCAAAAAAGCATTCAGGAGATTTTTCCAATAACACACCGCTGACATCACGATTGGTTCTAAACTTGATACCAGAGATTTCAATGTTGCCCGGTGGCAATGCATCATTGGTGGCAATGTTTACTCCGGTTTGTTGTAGGCTGTCGGCAGTTTGCAAGATGTAATCTGGCAATCCACTGGCGGCATTGGTATTGATGTCTCCCCAATAGTAGTCGCCACCTGTGGTGGTGGCATTGATCAAGGTGCCCACAGGCACAGGGAAGTTTGCTCGATAATAACCAGCTGATGCATAGCCGCCAGTGCCGTCATAGTACACCAAGATGTTGTCAGTATAAGAAACAGTGCTGGTCCAATTCTGCACGTTCAAATAGATAATGGTGCTGTCAGCACCTTCGCCATACAATTTACAGTATGGAGGAATATCTAGTGTGTCAGTGATGATGTAAGTGCCTGCTGGAAAAAACACACTACGACGAACCTGTGTGGTTAGGCCACGGCAAAAGATCTGATTCAGCGCACGATTAATGTCTAGTGTTACGTCAGTGACACCATCGCCTGTGGCACCAAAGTCAGTGATCACAGCATAGCTGTCTAGTCTGCTTTGAATGCTTTGGCTAACTGGTGTGCTGGTTGTGGGACCAGTCTGCACTGTGTAGCCAGCGGCTTCGCCCTTGTAGGTGTATTCTGTAGCAAAACTCAGAATATCTGAAAATTCAGTTAGAACTTCTGTGTTGCCAACAACAGGTGCGCCGTCTAATAAATCGCCGTTGCCAATGAATAGCCTGCGTTGATCTATTGCCCAGCCAAACTCTGCACCTGCTAGAGGTGCTGGCAAATCGCTTTCTAAGCCTTTGCGTTGTGTGATTCGTGATATTTGTACAATTGCCACAGTGATGGTCCTTTGGATATCACATATTTAGCATGTAGTACTGTTCAACCTTTTTCCACCACAAGTTGCGGTATTTTTCAAATTCTGCGCCTTCCAGCACAAATTCCTGGTATTGAGGTTTTCCTACAATATTGTGTTGCTCATCCAGATCGGGTTTGACGCACATCAAAATTACACCTTTGCGTATTTTTGTACCGTGCAATTCATTGTGTGCTTCTGCGTAGGCGCACAGTTGCACAAAGTAGTCGTCAATCCACTCGCGCTTTTTGGGTTTGTTGGTCTGCTTGTAGTCTAGTATGGCTTCTTCATTCAGGTGTATGCCTGCGCCATCTGTTGTGCCTGCGTATACGCTGGGAAAGTATAGTGGAACTTCAATGCCCCAAAATTCATCAACGTTTTTGAGTCCATCTCTAATCACAGTTTCGGCCATGATATGACTGGGCCAACTAAAAGGGTTGGACCCACGTTCTTTTTGCTCACCTGTTTTGACATAGTGTTCAAGATAGGTATGCATACGTGTGCCGCGGTTGGCAGCTTCTGTTGTGATTTGTTGTGCTTTTTCTGCACCCACGCGACGACGCCACTGATTCAGTGCTTCAACTTTTTCTGGGGGTTTTGTCTTGTCTAAGATTGTGGTTACTGAGGGCAAGTTGTTGCCATCGGGTGTGGCATAGTAACGCCGGCCCTCTATTGTAACTCTAGGAATGGGCTGGTAGTTAAATTTTGGATTATACATAATTATAGTCAATTATAGACAATTATAGTCCAGTTGTCAACTATATTTGAAAACTTTCTCCGCAACCGTTGCGGTACGGTTGAATTCAGGATTGTACATTGCTTTGTTTGATTATCCAGTCATACAATGTTTGTGCAATTAATTCGTGACCTAGTTCATTTGGGTGGCTACACTCACGCAAGTATTGATTTGGTGATCTCTTTGAAAAATCTATTGGAGTTTCATACCCAAATAGTTGTAAACAAGATTTGTGATATATTTTATCAGTATCAATCCCAGGCAAGTTTAAATTAACATCATTCCATCCAACAATGTAATAATCTTTTATTTTGTATTGTCGGCATATTGCTTGCATGCTCAACACATTTTTGTGTAGATTAAAGTTAAGTGTAGAAATTGAAGTAAAATGCTTTACATAATTTTTAGAAACTTCATCAATTTGATTGGCTCCTAAATCAACAACTTTAAAACCATCAAGGTCTTCAACACCAAAAATAGTTTTAGTTTCATCTATAGGAGGACGGAGATCATCTAATAGTATGCATTCTCTCGTAGGGGTAGTGATTAAAAAAACTGCTATAGAATTTTCTAAAAGTACGTCTGTACGTTTAACATAGTCAAGCAGTTGCAACACTGATCTGCTGTTGCTGGATCCGCTTATCCCTAAATTAACAAAATTGGTTGCGGATAATTTAGAAGACAGCCGTGCTCCAAATGAATCTGTTTCTAGAACGCCAAGGCCCACAGTCCAACTGCATCCAAAGACTGCTAATGCAGTCATACCCTAAAACTTTCCCCGCAGCCACATCGATCTCTCTCATTGGGATTTGAAAATTCAAAGCCTTCGTTAAGGCCTTGGCGCACATAATCTACTGTCATGTTTTGAAGATACACATTGTCTTTTTGATTTACTAGCACAACAAACTCTGGCTGTGCATAATTGATAACATACTGTTCTGATGTGTATTCCTTGACATACTCTAACACATAAGCAAGTCCGGAGCAACCTGTGGTCTTAACCCCAAGACGAATGCCAGCGTAGTTCTTGGCTGTGACAAGTTTTTGTATTTTGTTTCGGGCAGTGTCAGTGAACGAGATCATGCTTTTTGCGATAGTCTTCTACCGCGGCCTTGATAGCGTCTTCTGCTAGGATTGAGCAATGTATCTTAACTGGCGGGAGGGCAAGCTCTTCAGCAATCTCTGAATTCTTAATCGCTCCCGCGGCGTCGAGCGACATTCCTTTAACCATTTCGGTGATGAGCGAGCTTGAAGCAATTGCTGAGCCGCAACCGTAAGTCTTAAATTTTGCGTCCGTAATAATGCCATTTTCTACTTTGATTTGTAGTTTCATTACGTCGCCGCAAGCAGGTGCGCCAACCATACCAGTACCAATATCAGTATCACTCTTGTCAAAAGAGCCGACATTCCGGGGATTTTCATAGTGATCAATTACTTTGTCTGAGTATGCCATATTAGATCCTTATCAGCACTTCTTGGTAAGCACCGTTGACCAGGATCCATTGCTTGCGATATGCAAAGCCGTCAATGTAAACTATGTCTGTGGGAGGTGCAGAGACCATTGGGGGTTGCTGTACAACAACAGGTGGGCGAGTAATTGCATAAACCACTGCACCGCCGATCAAGGCAGGGCCAACCCAGCCCCAGCCGTTGCCGCCATGGCGGTGATGGTGATGTGGTGTGTGCAATGCGGAGCCGTGATATCCATTGGGTCCAGCAAATGCTGTGGTAGCGAAAAAAACTAGTACAAAAATTAACAGTTGTTTCATATCAGCCTCCTATGTAAAGCAGTATACAATATTTAACGTTTTAGGTCAATCTTTTGTTGACCCGTTTGATTAGATGTTGCGATCTTTTTTGGCCGCTGATTTGGCCGCAGCCGCCACAATGTCTTGAGCTTTGTTTACTGGCATTGGGACTGGTCCTTGTCCGGCACCTTTGAATTGGATCATCCCAGTATTGGGATCCAAGGGTTCTAAAATATTATTGAGTGGAGGTTGATTAATGATATCAGGCAAATTGTCAGCAGTGACGTTTATGTCCAGATCCTGTGCCAGTTTGATAAATGCGTCTTGGCTGATTTGTTTCTGTGCGCCGGTATCGGAGGCCCGCCCATCCAAGAAATTTACCAACCCCATCAGTGCATCTGGATCTGGAGTTGGCATAGGAGGGCCAATATCGGCTACCTCAAATATTTTCATTATCTCTTGGCGCGGCCCAAGGCAGCGGCTGCTGGTTCGGCACCAGGTTCAATTGGTTCGGCGGCCATTTCGTCACCTGCGGCAGCCATGTCTGCTTCAGCACCACCCATGTCAGCACCGGCAGCGGCCATGTCAGCGCCAGCAGCCATGTCAGGTGCAACCATGCCAGCATCAGGTGGAGGTGCTGTGCCAGTTACCACGCCCAAGGCCGCGTCAAGCTGTTGCTTGGTACCTTGGAGATTTTGTAACAATCCTGTTAGTGCCGCAGTAGCGTCAGTGTTGAATTGGGTAGCTTGGTCAATACCAACTTGATTCTTGATTGAGTCAACCAAGGCTGGTAGTTCTTTAAACTGTAGTTCTGATACGTCTTCCAACATGCCTTGCATTTTATCAACCATGTCTTGAGCAGCCAACACAACTTGAGCCTGTTGAATTTCGCTTTCGTTTAGTCTGCGCATTGCTCTACGCAAACGGCTTTCGGCCTGCATCATTGCGGCGCCGGCCACTAGCTTTTGTTCTTCAGGATTCAATGTTTGACCAGCTGAACTCTTTTTAAGTGCGGCAGCTAGTTTAGGATCTTTTGCAACAGCGCCAGCCACAGCAGGCGTACCACCAGCCACAGCAGCCTGTGGAGTTGCAGGAGCGGCACCAGCAGGAGCAGTACCTGTAGGTGGAATGCCAACTGCTTCTCTGAGCTTGCTGTGCAATGCCTGTTCCATCATGACCAATTGAAGATACTGTGGATTACGCTCGCTGGTATGGCGTGCGCTGGTAGCTCTATGCTCACCAAGAATGCCACGCACCTTGACCAACATTGCCTGCGTTTGGCGGGGTGTTAATTGGTCAAAGCGAATGCGGCCACCAAAGTAACTTTCAAATACTTTGGCAATTTGCTTACTTGGCGTTGGGGCCGATAGTTCTTGCAGTTTCATTATTGAATCCTCTAATTTGTATATATTTAGCTTGGTTTACACATTTTTCAAGTTCGGTTGATACACTGTTGTATCGATCAATCTTGGTTTGTATTTTGGTATTTACTATCTCGTAAAATACCTCGTGTTTGCCACGCTCGCCCATGCTTTTTCTTGTGTAAATGTCTGCCGCTAATGCTTGTTTTTTACGGTCTAAAATCAAGATCAAGTTGGCCAGGTTGTACTGTTGACAATTGTCGGCACTGCACCAAGCCAAGGCTGCTCGCTTGCTGACAAAATTGTGTATTACTCTATCCCATGTTCTAACCACATGATCAGTGGCAGTGCTTTCAATGTAGTATCTGCCAAAGGCAATCAAGTCGCCTTTGTCATCGGTAATGATGAGATTGTCAATATTTTTACGAAGTTCGCGCTCGGCGAAACGTTCAAATTTTTGATTTTGTGTCATTTAAATACGTAGTGAGTAAGCAACCAGCCCACTGTTGCTGTCAAAGCACCAATTACGCCAATGCCCCAGTTGATCAGTTGATTGTTGCGTTGTTCACTCATTCGATGCACCATGCCATGTACTATTTTGACATCTGATTTGATCTCATCAATACACAAAATCATGGAGTCTAATTGTAGTTCCAGCGCTCGGTAACGTTCAGCACACAATTCAACGTGTGCTTCCAAACTTTTCTTTTCAATGTCAGTTGTGTCTACCATGATTACTCCAATATATTATTTATTGATTCAAACCAAATATTTTGATCTGCGCCCGACACAACAATGGTTGGGGCAAGGCCAGACTGTTCATTGAGATTAACAATCATGGGCACACCATTGCAATCATTTTTGAGCCCAATAAAACTGTCTTTGTGTCCAGACTGCCCGAACACACTTTCACTTTCACTAATAAACTCAAATTGCCAAATACCGTCCGTGCAGGCTGGCTTTGTGATGTCCATGGGCTGTGTGCGCAGGCCAAAGATCTGCATCAAGGTTTCCCAGTTGCGCTGTTGATTACGACTGTGATTCCAGTTTTCCTGGCTGCTCACAGCTTGACCAGCTTGGTCCTGAAACGGAATCTCACTGGGTCTAAAATGACCAGTGACACCAGTATAGGTACAATCAAATTTTGTTTTACATAAGATCTTCATCTATGGATATTTAAGGCCAAAGGAAAACCCTGGAGTTTTTAATTCCAGGGTTAGCGTGGTTAACTAAACTGATTACAGGTTAGTGAAGCTGGCTGTAGCAGAAACGTTGGCAGTTGGGATGCCAATGTTCAAACCACCAGTTGCGTTGGCTGTTTGAGCAGCCGCAACTAGAGTAGTTGTAGTGTACGCACCGCTTGGATAGATAGCCAAGCTGATTGTACCAGCTGTAGCGCCGGCTTGGTAAAGTGCGATTGTGCCAAGTTGTTGAATCGAAGTCAACACGTTGTTCAAATAACCGTTTACGTTACCAGCGTTGGTAAGTGCGGCGTTAGCTGTCAAAGTGAAGAAGTCAAGTTTTGGACCTTGAATTTGAACTGGACCTTGAGCGGCCACGTTGGCTGTGCCAGCGATGGAACCGTTTGCTACGTCGATTGCGAATGACGGTTGTGTAGTACCGTTTACTTTTGTGAAAATTGCCATGTTAAAGCTCCTTAATATATGACCTTATCGGGTCTGCTTTTATTTAGTCAAAACGGAAAAATCACGCCTGTTGAGGATTATTTTGAGCACGATTTTGTGCGGCAAATGCATTGGGATCAAAGCGATTTACTGCTTTGGCATAGCCTGCAGGGGTGGCCATGACCCAGCCTTCTTGTCCCGGATGCTCTGTGTCGGCTTGTTTCAACAGGTACATTTTAACATCGTGCAACAGAATAAACGCGGTAAATGCTGCCGCAAGACCTTGTTGGTTAGATGTGGGACTTTGCAGGTATTCCACAATGTTGCGGAACTTGCTGGGAGTGACTTTTGTCTGTAGCCAGTCGCCAAACTCAGGCAATAGTGTAGCACCGTTTAGTGGAGTTCCCACTTTGGTATTGATAAAGTCCACGCACAACTTTGCTAGATCTGTGATCTTGTGTGCTCGTAGTTCAGCAGGATTGAACAAGGTGTTTATATTGTTGCCATCATTCTTGATAATAGCCTTGAGCTGTTTTTCTGCGTTGGTTTCAGTTTGTAATGCACGTGGGCTAGCTGGCTTTTCCAACATCAGGCCTGGTACTTGGTTAAAGCCTACTCCACTCAAGGGCTGTCGTGCTTCGCCAACATCTGCGTACATTGAGTGAATAGCAATGCCAATATTACTGTTGCCAATGCGTTGTCCCAACGCACTCTTTGCTGGAATCTTGTACTCTATAGTATTGGGCTTGAACACATAGTTGCCAGAAATCACAGGAGGTGTATCCATATACAACAAGTCGCCCTTGACATAGCCTCTAAAGCCCTGGGGCAAACTGGCTTCCAGCACAGGGAACAGTTGTGAATATAGATTGATCAGTTCAGTTCTGTCACCCGAACGTCGGCTCTGTATGTTGGCCATCATCTGTGGGCTAGTGGCAAGACCATCATAGCCCTTGGCTTCAAAGCCGGATCCATCTGTGAGCACAAACTCACCTGTGGCGGGCTTGCGTCCAAATATCACAGCAGGCTTACCGTCCCATTTGGCTGTGACTGTACTGGGTTGTTGTGTGGAATGTTGCACAATTGCCAGCGCATCCTTGATGCCCTGTGTACCACGACGGAACACAAGATCTTCCAAGTGTTCAATGCCCTTGGCCCTGCCACCCACTCCTGCTTGTTCAGCTTCAACCAAGGCAACATAGCCGCGGTTTACAATACGGTCACGCAGTCGGGCCAGGAAGTTTGCATCACTTTCGGCCATGCCTGTTTGTGGTTCTTGTAGGCCTTCACGTTTGAGATATTCTCTAAAGTCTGCTAGCTTGGCATCACGGTCGGGGTCATTGGCCAGCGCCGCATAGATGCTTTCAACGTTTTGCAAATTGCTACGATCAGCACGTCCGCCCAGCAACCACTTTGCAGTCTGATCAGGATCCACGCTGACAACTTCGTTGGTGGTGCGGCTTATAACGCCATTGGCACCAACTTTGAGTCCTAGTTGTTTGGCAATTGAACTCATGAGCACATTGCGGTTCATGCCTTTGTAGACAGAATTAGCGCCACCGCCATAGTAAAAAATACCCCACTCTACATTGGGGAAGAACATGAAATCAGTTTGTACATAGCCCTGATTGGGATCACCATTAACAGGAGTTCTAAAATGCACTTCGCCAGCTTTCTTGACCCACTCACGTGGATCCAAGCCTTGGCTGGTCACATACTGTGTGAGCAAATTTGCCAGTTGTTCTTTTGTGACTTCGTTGGAGTCCACAGCAAGATCTAAATCGCCCGACGTGGGCTTTTTGCCTGTGCTACCCAACCAGCGGCCCGGAGTGTTGGTTAGTGAATCAATTTCAGCTGAGAAGTTGATACCAGTCAGTGCTTCTAGCCACTGCACAGTTCCTGGGACGTCAGCCTGATTGATGCGCTGAGTCAGGGGTTGCCCCTGCTTGTCTTTGAATACGTTTCCGCCTTCTAGTAGTTTCATAATAATTACTTGACCTCTACGCCTAGCATTTTTGCGGCTTCTTGGTGCTTAGGATTAGTTTTGTCAAATGGAGCATATGAGCCATTACCTAAATCAACTTCAAATGTAGGTGGCATTGAGCCACGTTTGACTCTAATGTCAATTTCACTTTGTGATCCACGATCATAGGCCAAGGTATTTTGTGCTGGTGCAATGCCATCTTTAACCAATTCCACAAACGCAGAGTTAACTGCATTGGTGCCTGCACCATCCACAGTAGCTCTATAAATTGCTTCTATGTTTGTGTTTATGGCTGTGGTAATTTCTTGTGCGGCTTGTTTGGCCACAGGGTCGTCACCTACTGCACGACTTAAACTTTGATAGCTAAAACTGCCACTACTCGGGCTAATCATGCGGTTGATCATTTGCACAAGATCATTTCTAAGACTGTCTACACTGGGGGTTGTAACGTCTTTTAGCGATGTTGGGGGATTGCCTGCAGAATCTTTGCTGTTGGCCAAAAAGGTCTGTACTGTCTGTGCCCAGGCTTTTTGTAGCTGTGGTACCAGGGCATCAACAATGGACTGGCTGACTTTCATGCCGCCAACACGATCTGTTGGACTGCCTGCTCGATCACCCGGTGCCAGTTGCGGGGCAAACTTCTGTACAAATTGTTTGCCGGCCTGTTTGGCTATGCCGCCAGCCACAGATGCTATACCGCCAGCCACAGCTCCTAGTATTTCATTCACTGGCTCTTTGTTTGATGGTTTGCGGGTTATTTCATGTATCTGCATGGGTGCGTCTCACTGATCTGCTGAATTTGCCTGAATCTTTTGTGCGAATTGCATTGAGTAATTTGCGTGTTAAATTCTCTGCTTGATCGGCAGGATACTCAGCTTCAATTTGTTCTACCAAACGTATAGCCGTCTCAATAATGTTACTGGCGCGATTCTCAATTAGCAAACGGCGATCACGTTCTACGTACAACGTGTCCAGTTCTTCCAGTATGCTCCGTGTCTTTTTTTGCATCTATTCAGGGGCCTTTGGATTATTTAGCAGGTTCAAGGTTCAAATAAATATCTATAGTATCGCACAGCGACAAGGAAAACCCAATGACCAGTCAGATCAACCCAAACAACATAGATGGCAGCTACCCAGTTGCTGGCCAGCCCAATAACACACAGGGCTTTAGAGACAATTTTACCAATATTAAACAGAATTTTCAATATGCAGAAACTGAAATTGATGATCTGCAAAACAAAGTTGTTCTAAAACAAGCCCTGGCCGGTGGTACTTTGAACAACAACATGAACGACAATCTCATGTATGCTGTAAAGTTCCAAGACGTTAGTTACACCTATGTGCAAAATGCCACTACTTCGGGCACTGTGCCCTTGGATTTTTCAGCTGGTCAATATCAATTTATTACCACAACAGGTCCTATCACTCTTTCCTTTGCTAACTGGCCAATTTCAGGATCAGCTGGACTTATTCAAATTGCTGTTAATATTACCAGTACTGCGCACACACTGACTTTGCCGTCAGCAGTGAGTCTAGGTACTGTGGGAGTACAAGGCTACAGTAGTAATGTAATTACATTTGCTCAAACTGGTACCTATCAGTTTGCGTTTAGTTCTGTCAATGGCGGAACTACCATAACTGTGTACGATCTCAATAGACCACTCAGCTACTACACCAACCCTGTGACCATTTCCAATACCGCAGACAGCACAGGAACATCGTCTGGTGCCCTGATTGTCAGTGGCGGCGTTGGTGTAGCCGGTAACTTGTACGTGGGCGGCAACATTGTGGGCAGTATTGTTGCAACCGGCAATACTTTTGCAGGCAACACCACTGTGGGCAATTTGCTCACAGCAGGATTTGTCAGTGCCACAGGCAACATCACTGGCGGCAACATCAATACCGCGGGCTTGGTATCAGCTATTGGTAACATCACTGGCGGCAACTTAAATTCTGTTAGCCTAAGTCTAAGCGGTAACGTGATATCAGCTCTAAACGTAACTGGCAACATAACTGGTGGCAACATCATGAGTGTGGCCATTGTCAGTGCGGCTGGTAACGTTACAGGTGGAAACTTGCGCACAGGCGGCTTGATCAGTGCAACTGGTACTGTTACCAGTGCATCAAATATCACTGGTGGCAACATCACCACAGCTGGTCAAGTCAGTGCCGCAGGTAATGCAATAATTCTTGCAGGCACAGCACCACCAGCTGGTGGCACTACTGGTGCTGGCTTGCGTATGTCCAGTACTAGCAATCTTGGTTTATTCTTTGGAGCCGGTACTCCCAGCCTTAGCGCCGCGCAAGGCAGTCTCTATATCAATACTACTGGAAGCAGTACATCAACTCGAATTTATATTAACACCAACGGCTCTACTGGCTGGACGGCTGTGACTACTGCGACTTAATTTTACCCAGTAACTGTTTAAGTTTGGCGCTTTGTACGTCTGCTGTGATTTTTTCTGCAACCTCGGGTTTTAATTCTTTGCCACCTGGTTGATAATCCCAAGCGTGTGTTCCTGTTGGCTTTTCCCACTTGGTGGATGTACTGTCCGTTGTTTCGGTGTCAGCAGCCTTGACTTGACTCCGGGCCTTGATTGAATCCATAATGGAACTTTGTGGTCGATTGTATCCTGTTCCTTCGTCCCCGCCTTCATCAGTAATGCGCATAGTTTCAATGTTGTACTCCAGATCGATTTTTTGACCAACGCCGGTCGAGCTTCGCGACTTCATACACTGTATTTGGTATTTGCCACGTTCCTTCATTGCTCGGCTTGTGAAAATGCCGAACACGTTATCTGCTGTGTTGATCTTGGAAATACCACCTGAAATATGCGAGTGATCAAATTCAATTTCTTCCACAGCGGATCTGTTTAACTGCGATGCAGTTACCATTAGGATTCCTAGCTCTTTGGCTAAATTACGGAGTTCTTCTGAAACATACTTGTCTTTCACAAACAAGTCGTTGGGACTGACTTTGGCACTTACAGGCATCAGCAAATCCAGGTAGTCAATCATCACAAAGTCTACCTTCTTGCCTGTTTGAATTTGATACTCTTTCAAATAAGCACGAATGTCATTGATGTTGCTTTGTGCTGGCAAGCCCTTGACTTGATAGTTGCCCGACTTCTTGGCCACCAACTTGACCTTGAGCTCTGTGGTGTCTATGTCCTTGCGAATGTCTTTTGTTGACATATTGGTCAACATAGCATCAGTTCGCAATGACGTAAGCTCTTCTGACAGTTCTAGTGTGATGTAGACACCGCTGAGTCCTGATTGTAGCCAGTTCAAGGCAATGTTCATCATGACCAGTGACTTGCCTGATCCTGAGCCACCTGCAAAGATGTTGAGTTCACCACGGCTGAATCCGCCATACAACAATCTGTCCAGTTGTGGCCAGCCTGTGCTTACTTGTCCGCCCGAGTTGAAGTATTTCTCAATGCGAGCCTTGGGATCAGCAAAGTAGTCTGTACCCATGTCTTTAGTAAGAGATATCTGTACTGCATCTTTGATGAGTTTTTCAACAGGTTCATATTCGCCTTTCTCCAGCAAGTCTGCTGATTTCAAAATAGCACGTTCCAGTTCTTGGCGTCGAGTAAATGCTTCAAACTCGCCCATGAACCAGTCAAAGTGACCTTCGTTCAAGTCCGGCACCGGTTGCAGTTTAACGCCTGTGGTTGCTGAAATCTGCATCCTATCAGGCATGGTCTTGTGCTTGTCTGAGTGTTCTTTAATGAACTCAGCCGCAGGTCTCAAACTCCGGTCAAAGTTTTGCGGGTTGTAGATGTTTTGAACACGCACATAACTTGTGGCATCTTCCAGCATCATCTCTAAAAATAATCGTTGGACATCAAGTCCGTAGTCTTTAATCATATAGTATTATAGCACATAAAAAGAAGTTAGAATTTTATTTTGTTGCCTAATTTTAACAAATAGGCAAAAGGATCCGGGTCAAACAAATCAAACAACACACACCCATTGTAGTTCCAGGTAGTTGAACGTGTGGATGGGTAGTCAAGATATTCTTTTATGGAACCGGGTGTTTGGGTTGATACGATGGGTTTGTATTCAATCCTGGTTAGCACTATGTCTTGATTAATTTTTATGCCTGCCAACGAAACATTCAAAAGTTCTACAGATTTTTGGTCATGACTGTTTTTTCCTGATAGTACAAGCATTACTGTATTTGGCAAATAACTCAAAATTTCAACAGTTTCTATTCCATTGTTGATTTTTCGTGTAGTTGGCAACATCTCAAAATCAGAACCATATGCATTTATAGTCATTGCATTATCGCTGTGTTTGAGATTTAAAATTAGAAGAAAGTTTGTACGTTGAATCCGCATTGTTGTATTACTTTAACAGTATCAATTGCATTGCGATACCTTGACATTTGATTTTGTCGGAAAGAACTATGATCAATTGTTTTTTCTAACTTTGTACCTGGCAATATACCCGGTAATGTGCATTGAACTTTTAGTACTGTGCCATTGGCAAAATCACTGTGATTTAAAAACCATTGTCTGACCTGCTGATAATCTGACTCTGTTTCTGTTGGATATGACAGAATTATTAGCAGATTCATCGGTACCTGATATTTTTTAGCCATCTCCAAATGATGATCAAGATCTGCATTGGTAAAATTCTTACCTAGATTGATTCGAACATGCTCAATGATGCTTTCAACGCCAGTTAGTAAAAATCCATTGCTTTTTTTTATTAATTTCCACATGTCTTCTTTGTGTTGTGTTGCAGATCTAATAATAAAAGATCCTACCCAATGTATCTGGGCCTGAGCGTTTGTTTGGTCATTGTAGGCAGCTATTAGTTGCAATAGTTTTTTAAACTCTTTTAAATTACCATTGCAAATGCTACTAGCAAATTGAAATCTATACACCTTGTAAGTTTCTATATGTTTTTGTATTTGTTCAAAAATGTTTTCAGCAGTTAGATACTGAAACTTTTCCCAGAATGCAATTACATCACAAAATTCACAGGCCTGCACACAACCACGGCTATCCACAATTGGCAATGTTGGATATCCATATCTAAACAACCTGTAGTCAGAGTAATCTGGGATAGGAAGTTTATTAAATTCTGTGTTGGATTGCCAAGCATGGGAGTTAATGCCAGGATAAGACATATTTCCACGCACATATTCAACCAAGGACGTTTCGCCATCACCAGTGATATAGTCGTCAATAAATCCTAACTTTTTAACGCGGTCAGGAAATTTAAACAAAGAATTTTCCAATGTCTGCAATCCAGGTCCGCCAATTACTATTTTGGCGTCAGGCGCTTGCTGTCGTAACATTGCGCACAGCCAAACAGTAAAGGTCTGCGTTTGTGAGGAAAACAAACTCAGTCCAATAATAGTAGGGGCATGCGACAATATTTCTCGAGCGTAAAAATCCAGCATTATAACTAAATCGTCCGCTATTTCTTCATGTATTTTTTGTCGATTAAAAAAATCAAGAAACAGGTTTCGTTTGGGATTGTGTTGTATTTTGTTGTATATTTCAATATTAAGATCGAGCGCCACGCATGCGATTCCGTTGGCTTGCAATGATGCTTTTAATACTGCTGGGGCTGCCAATGGAGTATCATCGTCAACAAAAGGCATCGACGCAACAACAACTTTAACAATATTCTGTTGATTAGTATTGTAGTCGCTTAACAAGTTGCTTTTTCCTTAGTTCTATTTTGATTCGACTGGTTTCTCTAGCTGACATTATAGTTAGCAATGCTCCGAGCCGCCCCAACACAATTACCGCATCATTAACATCTTTGCAACCTTCTGGCCATTCTGGTATACTTACCGCCCAGCCAAGTTCTACTGCACGATCTATTAGTTCAAGTCCTGCTTTGTCTTGATCAGGTATTACTGTGATTTGTTTTCCAAGACTTCTAATCAGTCTTGCTTGTGTATCACTAATGGTGTTGTGCATTACTGCTAAGCCAGATATGGATAACGCACAAAATACACCTTCCATGACAAACACATGTTCCCATTCAGTCTTTTGTAAATCCGTACCAAACACATATCCAGGTTGCATATGATTAATATACTTGGGCACCTTGTTGTCTAAGAATCTAGCAGTCCAGCCAACTACAGTATTGTTCCAAGTAAACGGCACAACCACATGAGGCCTAATCCAATGAATTCCGTCCGTTTTAATAGCAGTCATGATAGGATAATCTTTGGGTACCTGGCGAGTTTGCAAATAATCCCAGTAGTCTGTCATTTCAGGAGTTACAACTTCTGAGTATGGTGGTAAGTCGTCAGACTCTTCAAATGTTATATCTGCTAATGCTTGAAATGTTTTATTACGGTCATCTAGAATACCGTGTATGCTACGATGTTTAAGACTTTCTAAGTTTAAGTACTCAACTTCATTTTCAGAAACACCTAACCATCCTAGTAACTTTTTTGCTTTAAAACTTACTGAACGTCCAAGAACGAAACTTGCTGTGTATGAACAATTAAAACAGTGATAGCTCCAGCCTTGTTCTGCAACTTTGATTCCGCCACGTTGACGTTTGTCTTGGGAGTTACCGTTATGCGTACAGCAAACCGCATTGAAACTCAGCCAGCCACTGGGACTGCTTTTTCTTTTTGCGGGTAGGTAACTTAGGATATCCAGCATCTATACAGTATAACAGATTAGTTACACTAAATCAACGATACTGGACGTTTTCAACCTCGCCGTTGTCAAAAATTGCCACAGCAGAAACTGGGCTTTGGAATTGCATGGGCACATAACCTGAGCCACCATTCACAATGGTTACTCCGGCAATTTGATTGTTGAGACCAATTGTACAGGTGGCTTCAGCACCAGCACCGTCGCCTAGAATTCGAATTCTAGGCGGCGCTGTGTACTGATATCCAGCATTGGTTATGGTTATACCAGTTACTACTCCATTGGCAACTACTACGTTTCCACTGGCACCATAACCAATTGAGTTGTTTAGAGCCAGGCGCAGGATTGGGTGAAATCCAACTACATTGAAATAGTCTGTGGTAGTTTGTGACAGGTACTCACGAGATTCAGTTACATCATACCAGGCAGACTCATAGTTTTGAGCGGCTTGCACCTTGGCTGTACCGGTGTAACCCACAAGGTCAAATTTCACAGTGGTAAAGCTAGACTCATTTGTGGGCATGAAACTGGAATAGAATTCAGTTTGATAAATTGCCACTTGTGGTTGCGGTGTGTTGGCCCAGTCCGGCCAGTTGGTAGATGATCCGCTTACAAACTGATTTTTGCCATACAGGTCTGGCACTGTGCAATCTGTACTGGGAATAAATTGCGGCAATATGCTGTCCACAATGTTTATGTCTGCTCGTGCTTCGGAGTTTGCATTGACATACACTGCCTGCACATAGTTTCCTGAAGTTCGTTGGATACTGTAGCTGGCTGGCTGTGATTCAATATTGACAGTTTCATTTGTTTCAAGCACCACTTTTACTCGGCCTGTTGATGCACTAAGTACTTCCATGCTCTTGGTCAATAATAGTCGATCGCCAGCTTGGTTTACCAAGCGGAAAACAAAAGAACTACCTGTAATGTTGACAGGTTTTTGGTCTTGGTTAATAAATTCAAATAACAAGACGTTGTCAACGCCTTTGTTGATGGTTAAAGTTTTAGCATACACTGGGTCATACCTCGCTGTGAAATATCCACCGCTGGTGTCTATCAAAAGTACACGGGCAATTTGCTGATATAAGTACGCAGTGGTTGAATACATAGGAATCCTTGACAAGTATTTATGGGTAACAATATTTTTGAAAAACTGACGGAAAAGTACCCGTTTATAACCTTGTGCGTGTACGCTAACGCAGAGTATGTGGGCGTTGTGCAGAATCGTGATGATACTGTGACAACAATCTACGACTTTGGCAGTGTGCAAACACAACAAGAAAAACTAGAATTTCTAGAGTTGGCCAGCGTTTGGTGGTGGGAAAGCAACAGATCTATCCCTATCAATATTTTTCTGCGCAAAGAGTGGGACAAGTTTCGCCCAACTCTGCGCACCTTTGTAAACAAGGATCTTGAAATCTTGCACGGACCCACTTGCAGTTTGCTGGACATTGCTCGCAAGAAAAGCAAACGAAAGAGCATTACGCTAGTGCGGCGTCTTGAGTGAGTAGATTCATATGCAGGGCAACAAGGGCCGCGTAGGAAACTGCGTGGCTTTTTTTAAATGAGTAGCCTCTACTGTCGTCCCCGTTCCACACTTCAGCAAATACTTCTTCCCAAGAGCAAGTTTGCAAGTGTGCTTTGCCTGGACGTATGATTGAAATAAATGCGGCCATCCTGGGAATTGAGTCTGGCTTCATGACTCGCAGTAGGTCTGTATAGTTTCCCACATGCACCAGCTGAGCGGCCCAGGCGTTGTCAGTCCACAGTCTTGACCATGATGGTTCTATGCCCAACATCTGTTCATAATGTTCGGGACTTTTTACCAGTCCATAAACGCTCATGTTCAAGAAGTCTAGTTTAAAGTATCCACGCTGTTCCGCAGTTTCATAATCTAATGCCGCACAACCAATGATGGGATCTGTGGGTATTTCTGTTACATAAATGCCCGAGTTGTGTTTGCGCACACCAGTTGCAGATTCAAGCCGTGCAGGAACATGCTGAATCAATTTCAGCAATGCGTCCCTGTTGGGCATGTCAATGTCAATGTCTGCGCTCATAGTCTTACTATACCAGTATTGGGCACGTGGTTTCGATTGTAGGTTCCATTGCGTATTTTAACATCTTCCTGTTCAATCTGCAACCTTGTGTCTGCGCTGACAGGGTATTGTGGTAAAACTCTTTCCACATAGTTCAAATGCTCAATTGGTGTGTGGTGCATGTCATACTCAATCACGATTTGATCGTGTATGACTTCTTTGAAACTGGGCTTGACAGTGTCTAGCACATTTTGGTACAGTTTGAGAATATCATAGTTTGGATTGTAATCTTTGTCTTGATACTGATCGGATTGATGCATGGGCACCATGCTTAAAAAGTGCCAGGTCACACCAGTGTGCTCTAGTAGAGTTTTTACTGCGGATATAAATGCAAAATCACGTACCATGCAACCACGTTCGTCAATCCAACGTTTGACCCAGTCTCGAGGATAGGTACCTTGTGTGTATACATTGCCCGGTGTGACCCAGTTCCGGTCCACATATCTATCTTCACGTGCTGTGTTGGTCCAACACACAATCACAGTGTCGCCAGGTTTGAATTGGTTGCGCTGATTGCACTCATACACAGAGTTTAATATGTAATGGTTGCCGGCCCCTACTCTACCCCAGTTGTGAAATTCCTGTGCTTGGTAGCTCAAGATATCAGCCCAAGTACTCCACACATAGCTGGTATAGCTACACCCAAATGTAAACAATCTATTCATAGCAATCTTTCTAGCTCAGGCCAAAGCCATTCACGCACCAAGACTTCACTGGCTTCAGTACCATAGTGTCCGTCGTGCGTGTATGGCAACTTTCGCTTTTCGCCTTCGTCACGACCCACGCCATTGGCCAATTTGAGACTGTTTCTAAACCATTCATAGCCCGGAAGGAACAATGTGTCCCAGTCCACAAACCAACTGAAAAATATCAGCTTCTTGTTGTGTGCATCACACAAGGCCTTCATGGCCAACATGTTGTGCAAGGTCTGATACTGCCAGAACCGTGCGCCAGCTGACTGGTCAAGCCAAAAACGATCAAACTGCTCAAGGTCATAGTCAACCATCTTGCCCAGCCAGTACTTGTTCTCATGTACATTGAGTGTGTAACACCCCATGTCTTTGTAGATGTTGTTGTGTGTGGAGTCTTGATAGTGCTGGGGTGCAGGTATGGGATGTGGCCGTAGATTCTGTTGCACTTCTTCCCAGGCTCGCATGCCGATCACCACACGACTGGGTTCAGTCAGTTGTACAATCACAAGATCCACCTCGGGATCTTTTACAATGTCATGTAACTTCTCAACATAGAAAGCATTGCCAGCACCTGAACTGCAAGCTCTAACCAGCTCACTGCTTAGTTTGGCACTGACATGATCAGGCCAACTCTGGCCATAGTCTGCTGTGCTAAAGCTGTCACCAAGGGCGGCTAATTTACGATACATCACACAGGGCCACAGCAATCTTAACAGCATCTTCTGCACGATCTCTAGCCAATAATGCATCTGCCACAGTAGGATGTTTTTTTGCCAACTCCAACATTTGTTTTTCTTGTTCCATTTTGCGACGAACCCACTGAACCGCTTCTTGTGCTACGCCGTCCAGTTCAATCTGTGGAATACTCGAACTGAACTGCACCCAGTCAGTCCCATTGTATACTTCAAAATTTGATCCATTGTACCGGACCATGCCTGCACTGTGTCGACTCATGTCAACATAAGGTGTGCTGTAATTGTTGGCCGCAATATAGATGCCCGGCCCCGGTGTAATATTTTTAATCATGTCACCATCCTGCCTTTGTTAAGATATCCCGTGCATACTCTTGGTCTGCTGGATAGTTGTTAAATTTCTTTTGCCACTCGTCACTGTCAATGTAGGACCATATCATACCAATTTGATCTGATGCAAGACCGGCTAGAAACTGTTGTCCTGATTCACAGTTGTAGATAATCCAAGGACTGATACGACCAGTTGTGACAGCATAGCACATGGCCACACTACTGCCATAACGCAAACAGTCCTGTGGTTGAGCAGAGTTTTTGTCTGCCCAGTCCATGCCAAACTCCACTGCTCTTGCTAGAGCATCTGAAACGTTTTCCACACGCAAATACCCAATCAAGTATTCAGTGTAGAGCTGGTCGCTGGACCAATTGTCAATTTTCTTTTGTTGTTTTAGCAACCACAGCAGATAACGCTCAGGTGCAATTACTTTTGTGTTTACACAGTAACGACCAAACTTTACAAATGCTCGATAGTATGCTGAGTCCGCAAAATCATCAAAGGTTTTTAACTTGGCTGATCCCTGTGCTTGTTCATAAAACTTAATGTAAGCTCTGTACCCCAACTGTACACCACGTTCGTCTTGTTCGAATCTCCTGCGCTTGGGCTCACACATGTGAACAGCTATGCTAGTTTCTCTAGCAAACTGTTTTTTACAGTACTGGCATTGGATCATTGTAGTATTTTATGCTCTTGTATGTAATTTGTCAAGAACTCATTGAGTTTTGCATGATGACCTATTGCCGGATGTGTCATATCTGGAGGAACATGCGGTGCACCTGGTGGATACTTTTTAGGCTCCACACCTTGTGCGGCTTGCCAGGCTGTTGCTCGCCACTGATATCCATCAACAATTTCTGGGCAACAAAACAAACTCAATCTAGAATCTTCAAGATATTCCTGATACAAATCATCGGCCTGCTGAAACATCAACACTCGATGCCCTCTAGATTTCAAACTGTCAATTGTGCTGAGCATACGGTACATGAGATCTTCAGTACGATCCAAAATGCTGTATACTTCAGTTTTGAGTTTGGTTTCCACAAACTGTTCAGACTCTTTTTGGTTCCAGCCTGTTTGCCATCTGTAAGCAAACTCTTGGTTTTGCGGATTTACCCATCGTCCTTCAAAATCATTTTCAGATTCACAGATGGGTATTTCTAGTCTGCTGAGAAAGGTCATACCCAACACATACAAGGTCGGTGGTGCTGTGTAACTGTGTTTAAGAGTGGTACGAAGTATTCTGCTGTTGGCGCTGCCACTAACAGCAATACTGTGGGCGTTAGCTATACCTAGACGCTGTGCTAGATCTTGATGGCCGTTGCCCAATGCGTAGGAATGTGTGTAACTGCATCCGTTTACAACCAATTGTTGTATCATTTTTCTTTGCCGGCAGCTTTGTGATAAGCGTCAATTTCTTTCTGTGTGGTTATTGCAGCCAACACATCTATTTCATCATCCTTGTAGGTGGGATAAATGGCTATCAAGGCTTTGCGTTTTGCACTTAGGCCTGCTTCTTTTTTCTTGGGAGCAATCCACAGATGTCGCGGGGTTCCCAAGCCTGGACTCACTGCTGTAGCACACAGCCATTGCAGTTTGGGATGACGACCAATATCAAAGAAGTGTTTGTTGAGATAGTGGTTGCAACTTTGCACATAATATTCTTGTAGTTCTTGAGCGCCTTCCACAGCCGAGCTCCAACGCAACATCAAGAACAGGCTAAACTTCTTGCGCTCTTCTTCAGTGAGCTCGTTGTAGAAGTTTTTATTTTTGCGATCCAGCTGTCGCATTTCATTGGCAATGTTTAGTTTATCACTCATTGGTTTTGGTTAGTTTATAGATCATTATAACACGGGCCAGCGCATCTTGTAAAGTGGGATTGGTTCGAGCGGTGCGCCGAATTTCTCCCCACATCTTGTCTTCCATTATGTGATCGTGTAAAGGTCTGCCGTCTGCGGTTCTCTTATCATAGTCTATTTTGTGCCCAGATACTGGATCATAATCTGTGCCTGATTCATATCCTACTACCTGACGTGTACTGGGATCAGCGCCCGACTCACGAGCATAGATAATACCTTCTGATCGTTCATAGACGTATGTTGCGCCAGGCTTTAATGTACCCATTACCAAGACTTGTTGTAATCTACAATTTCGCAGTTGCGACTGATGTCCTTGACAAAGTACACACAGTCGGGTTCAGCGTCGTCGTTTAAGGGCACGGCCAGCATCTGCCCATTCTTGAGTTTGGGTGCATACCATGATACTTCATGATACACATCTAGTATTTCAATGTCAGGAAAGCTGGGTCTGTAACTGCTGAGTGGGTTGAATTGAAATACTTTAAACCCACGATCATTAATTGATGTCAAGGGCAACACTTCTAGGTCACCAATGTCAGGCTCACCTATTAGAATTTGCCAGTCCATGGGCATTTTAATTGTAGCAGATCCAATGCGTAATACCAGTGCAGGTGCATTAAAACTTTCTAGAAAAATCAGTGGTATAAAGTGATAGTCAGGGTCTGCTGGATTCGAGTTATCAAGTATAGCAAAGCGCATGTCATCAACTTCTTCGGGAAGATGATCTAGGTCGTAGTAGCTGTTATCAAGTGTTAATATTCTCATGTTGTTAGTATACATTATTTTTCGGGGCGTGTCAAGATGACACCATTGTCTATGGTTTGATAAACTATTTGCCAGCCCCGGGCTAACAAATAAACCACTACTGGTCCAGACTTACCAATCCAACAGTCGTTGTAACAATAGGTATCATCTAGCGCCACCACTGCTCTGGGAGCCAACACATTGTACAAGGCCAACAACTGACTCATGTGTGCAATTTGACAGGCCTGATTGGTCATTGGCGTGCCATTGGAAGCATACTGCCGCATTTGAACTTCAATTGCTGGCGACGTATTGTTGATATCCCAGATGTAATCAAAGTTGTCTAGGTACAAAACAGCAACATCAGTGTAGCTGGTTGCAAATTCACGGGCCCAGGCAGCTCCGTCAGCCACAACAAATTGGGTATTGGTACAAGTTGATTCTAGCCAACTTTTGGCCTTGCTTAGTATGTCTACTGTGATGAGTTTGGTGTTGTGTGTGCTGGCCAAACGGTCTAGATACTGGCTAGATCCTTCGCCTCGGTCTGATCCTATTTCCACAAACACACCATGCACAGTATCAGGCAAGTGTTTGCCAATGTGTTGATATACCGTTCCCATTATCGCCAGCCCATGGTCATTGATTTTAGTATTTCAAGAAAGTTGTCATGGCATTCTTGATCGTTGTGCGTAACTGACTTTTCATAATCATACGGGCCCTTGGGCATCAAGCAAGGCAGTTGATCTTTGGGCCACACACAGTCTACCCAACTCCAGTCCATGTAGGCCATACCATGTGGAATGTACACAAAGGGAATACGAGCTTGTTGTAGTTTGCGCAACCCGTCACTGAGTACATAGAAATTTTCTTGGCGCTTGAGTCCTGAATTGTGCAAGTCAGCAACGTAATTTTTGATTGCTGTTTTTTGTTCGTCAGTGACCATGCGTTCGTGATTGCTGTGCAACAAATTCACAATGGTATCACTGATTACCATGGTCCTGTGCTGACGTACTGTGGCTTCAACTTGACTTTTGTATCCTTTGAGCAAGATGTTTTCCATGGTCAAGTAATTGATAATATCACCGTCTTGGCGCACAGGAATGTCCATTCGATCACTGCTGGTGCAACCCACTATCACATAGTCTGCTCCGTTGGCAATGGCATAATCAATTTGCAAACGTATTAGAAATATAGTTGCGCCTGCACGACCAAGACTGACGTGATCAAAGCCTTTATACTCAGCAAACATCTGCAAAAAACTAGTGACTTCTTTTTGCGGATGGTCCAAGGTCATGTAACTGTCGCCGCAAGTGAACAATCGCTTTTTCATTTGATTTTCATCCACTCTAGTTTCTCTGCAGAGAAAGGATAGTTGGCTTCTCGATAGAACTGTTTGCGCTTGGTCAAGTGGCGCTTGGCAAACTTGCAGGTTGAGGTGATGTCCCAGATTTGAACATGATCTTTGTCTTCTGCTTTTCTTATGCCGCGTCCAATGCTTTGGATAACGCGGACAAAACTTTTCCCGGGTTCCACAAGAACCAAATTAAAAATCCTAGGGATATTAATGCCCACAGCGGCAACACCATAGGTAGCCACAATAATCTTATCAGTGCTGTCTGCAACTTCATCATATTCATCTTGTCTATCTTTTGCTTTGGTTGCACCCGAAACAAACACAGCACGATCTCCCAGTCGAGATACCAGTTGGCGGCCGCATTCAGTGCGATCTACCAACACTAGAGTGTTGCCTGTTTCGTTTACGTGTCGTATGAGTTCTGCCATGGCATCTAGTCTGCCCGACTCTTCCAACAAATATTTAAGCTCACTTTGATAGTTGGAGTACTCCACATGATCCTGTAACTGCACAATGTTCACATGACACTGTGCCAACACACCTTGTTGTTGTAGCTCGTTAGCAGTTAATTTGCCAATTACAGGTCCCAGGCTCACCAACAAGGATTGGCTTTCAAACTTTTCCTTGGGTATAGTTCCAGTCAATCCCCAGCGAATTGGCACTCTAGCCATTACGCCAGTAAGCAGGGTCTTGAGTGCATCAGCTTTGGCCATGTGTACTTCATCCACCATTACACATACCACATCCTCAATAAAGTCTTGTATGGTCACATTGCCTACACCTGCTTTGGTATTCTTTAGTAATACGTTCAGGCTCTGCCAGGTACAGATAGTGTGCTTGTGACCATGTTCTTTTCTGTCACCAAAATAAACGCCCACATCTAGTCCCACATTGCGATAGTCTTTTTCTGTTTGTGTCACAAGACTTTTGTTGGGCACAATCACAATACTTCGTCCATGTGGCTCCACTGCCGCACTTAGAGTAGCTGTCATAATTGTTTTGCCTGCGCCTGTGGCCACTTCTTGTATGCATTGTGGGTTGGTCAAAAAGTTGTTCACAATCTCCACTTGGTAGTCACGCAACAGGATAGGCTTACCTTCTGCAGGATGTCCTTTGGGCCAGGTTTTGTGTGCAAACGTTTGTTCTGTAACTTGATCAAACTCAAATGTAGTTGAGTAGTCGCGCTGATCATCTAGTTCAATGTCCCAGTTGTACTTTTCTAATAAGGGCAAGATCTCGGGCAGTAGATTGGTATATGTTGATCCGCCTAGTTGGAAGTAACTGACTTTGCCGTCCCAGCGTCCTAATCTCACTGCTGGCAAGTATCTGGCGTAGGGAACGTCATACTTGAATGCTGTGACCAGGCGCTTGCGCATGTCAAGGTCCAGACCTTCTATTTTGATGTTTACTTCATCACGTATAACGATTGTGGCTTGTTTCATTCTAAGGTTACTTGCTGTACCCATTGACGTCGGGCAATTTGAAATAGTAATTCTTCTCGACTGCCTGTGTACTCTAAATCTGCAACAGGAAATCGCAAGGGTTGTGCTTTTATATTATACACACTTGTGATGTTTTGTGCAACAAAAAAGTCTTGATGTTGGTCAATGTAGTGTTGTACTGACCCATATATTTTGCTCAGATTTCTATCATGAAACTGCACGTTGAAGTCTGCACTGTAGTGACTGAACGGGCAAAATGCATCATCAGCAATGTACTTATCGTTGTCATGAGCAAGGTCTTCTACAGTTTTGCCAATTTCACAGTAATTTAGATACACGGTGCCAAACTTTATGTTCCAGTCGCCGTATGCACTTTGTAATTCAGGTGCAAGTTGATGTATCTTGGGCATGCCAAACCAAGTGCAAACAAATCTTGGTTGAGTACCTGCGGCAACACTTTCACATCTATGTACTGCCAAGTTTAATTCAGCCAAGGCTTGACGAACTGACTCGGGCGCACGAAGCCAGTAGTCTGAATCTTGCTGATCCAGTAGCCCGTGGTAGCGTTCAAAGATGTTGTGCAAGTAATTGAGACAATCCTGTGTGTACTCAAATGGCCTGTGTATGATTGGATCCCAAAGATTGATTGTGGCAATGCAACGTTGAATGTCGGCCACAGCACGTTCACGCTCTTGTAGTGGAGTGCCAAATCCGTAAAATCTATTGGGATGGTCCAAGGGCCAAGCCTGACGCTCGTGCATACGTTGAGCCCACAAGTCTGCCACAGGTGTTTTACGAACACGAAAATTCAATGTCAGTGGGTCTTGTTGGCCTAGAGTAATCAAAAGCATTGTAACAGTATATACTCACTGTAAACAAAAGTCAAAAAAACAGGTACCTTTTTTAAGGGTACCTGTTATAAAACCTGGGCCGGAGCCAACCGTTTGTATGCCCAGGGAAACTTTTAAAAGTCAAGCGCCATAATATTCCAAACTCTTTACAGTAAAGCCTGCTTCTTGTTGCTCATCTGCTTCGTATTTTGTTTCTACAGAATACAAGTACAAATCACCATCCCAAATTTCAAACATTAATAAGTTTCCTTTACATAGTTGTATTGATCCGCAGGCCATTGTGTTTTAAACTCTTCTGATTTGACATACTCATTGTATGCTTTGGCATCAAAAAACATTTTGCGGAACACTGACGTAAACTGGCCCTTGAGAGTTACCGTTAGGTAAATGGATTTTGCTTTTCCTGCCATATCAATCTCCAAATATTAAAATTATAAAAGCATAAAGTAGTGCCCAGATTGGGTGTCCTAACATTACCAACATTAGAACACCTATCCAGGGCATGTTAGGCTACCTTCATGCAAGTAGTTTCAGCCAGACGCTTCCAGTTCAATACTGACAGCTTGCGCAAGTCTGCAATCTTCAGCGCCATACGCAAGGATACCTCACGCAAACGATTCTTGTTGTCGTCCATAAACGTAATGATGTCGTCTTGAACAGCTTCTTCAAAGTCGTAGTCTGCAAACAGCACACCGTCTTTGGCAATCTGTTTGATACGCAACAATTTGTCACGCATGGTGTCCAAGGTCAAGTCCAAGTAGTGGCACCGGCTTTGCAGTGCGTCCAAGTGATCCCGCAATTTTTGCGACTTCATCTTGTCAAACTTAAGGTTGGTAATAAAAATTACACTACCTTTGAACTCAAAACGGTCTGGGATGCCTTCACGGCGCAGAGCACTAGACTCTGACAACCAGGAGATAACACGTTTTTTGCCGGAGTCCAGGGCACCCTTGAGCAAGTTAAGAGCAACGTCATCCAGCAGGATTGAGTCACAGTCGTCAAACACAATTACACAATTTGAGTCAGAATACTTGTAGAGTGTTTGGTACAGGCCAATCGGGGTAGCACTACCTTTAACAACCTCGGCACGTAGTCGCTTGCCGGCCAGCTTGTCAAACAAACAAGCCTTATCAATTTCTGTCTCAACGCCGTAGCTCTTGCCCACGCCTGGGGGGCCGCTCACAATCATAGCACGGATGTCACCGGTTACAGTGGCCTTTGTCATCTCATGCAGAATGTCAAAACGCTCACGGATACGATCCATGGCCTGTTCGTCACTTTCAACAACCGAAACTGTCTTTTCAAAATGTACAGTATTATCTTGCACAGGGTCTACTCCATTAACATATTCAAGATCACGTATGCCGTCAACACGGATACGCACGACATCAAACTCAGGGCCAAAATAGCCATCTGATTGTACAGTAACAAAGCCGCCTTTGCTACCAGTTTGGAAACCCTTAACTAGATTAAAGGTAACATTGTTCACGGGCTTGTTGCGATAAACACCGTTAATAACTCGAATTGCACTCATAGTTGGCTCCTTTTTGTGCGTTAAAATTGTATTATAGCTGGAATTGATTTATTGGTCAACCGCTTAGGCTGGGGCAAACAACTTGCCCATCTCGTTAAAAACTACACGGCTTGCACGACGCTGAATGTACGTCAATTCATCTTCGTCGCTGTTCATCTGCATTAGAGTTTCCAGCAGTCCGGGCAAGCGCCAGTCTTTTTGGTATTGCTGGACCACTTGCATTGCTTGTTCAAAGTTCATTTTTGGCTCCTTGTTACTTACTATGCCACTATTATAGCAAATTGGGAATATTTGGTCAACCAAAGAGTAGTACTAAAAAGTATTACTTTTTGAGAATTTCGTAGAAATGTGAGTTGATTGTGTCCATTTCTTCGCGGGAAACGTAGAAATCTGTGGTGGGATCGTAGTAGGCACCTTCTTTGTTGCAATAATACAACACTCTACCCGAGAAGTTGAACGGGCCTTCAAGCCCCGGGCGGGCACCGTATTTTTGACGCATGTGGTCTACAGTATCCAAAACACGATATCCCATCTGGGCTCCTTGCTGTTTAAGCCACTATTATAGCAAATTGGGATTTTTTGGTCAACCACCCCAGATTGTGCGTAATTCTCCCGGGGGCAACTGATGTGGTTTGGGCTGGCCGTGGAACACTACCACAGCAGTGTTTCCGGCTATACGAGCGCCAGCGCCGGGCTGACGATGACTGCGGCGTTGGAAGTCGTATCCGCCATCCAATACTTGCCAGCGATAACTTTCAAACAACTGATCTTCAAACAGTCTGCGTTGATTGACATTTAGTACATGACCCAAGTAATCTTGATCCCCGGGCCAACGTTTGACAACTTCGTCAATGTTGAGCTTGGCAAAGTCGTCCCAGATCCAACCAAATTTGTCTGTGTCCATGTACATCATGCTGGAATTGATGTTGCTGATATTTTTGCGTTGCAAATATCTAAAGTCACGCAAGGCCCAAAAGTAGTCAGTGTGACACTGTGTTATCCAACCAAGGTCTCGTACAACAACAACATCAAGATCAAGATACAGTAAAGGGCCATCAAAGTGCTCGCGATTAAACAACTGCATCTTGTACCACCAACTGCGTTTGGCGCCACCAATACCAGGCCATTCATCCAGGCAATGTTTGATCATGTATGGTGGCACACTGCGATGGTGTTCAGTGTAAACATGAAGACGTATACCTTGTGGTATGTTTTTGACCAACATGTTGTACAAACGTTCAACATAGAGCCACTCGTATCCTGTGCCGTGAATCACACAAGCACAGTCTACAATTTGGTCAGTACGTGGGAACGTTTTGCTCATGACCAGTAAGGATACCGACGTAACACAGCATCAACCGGTGCAGGATACTGTGGATCAACTTGATTGGTAGCAGTTTTGTGATTGATTGCAGTGCCGTCAAGTCGTTTGAATGTTTCTAACATTTCGTCTGCATCTCGATGTTGTGTTTCAATGCAACTCCAAGCCTTGCTTTTGATAATGTCATCATTACCAATCCAGCCCCAGTGCCAGCCAGCAGTTTTGGGAAATTGCACACAGTGGCTACGGTCTTTTTTCTTTTGAGCATGTCCCACTCCACTCTGCAACCCCTTGTACAGTTTGCACGGATCTGCAAACATGTGTTTTTTGGCCACAGCATTTCCAGTCCACTTGCGATCTACTTGTTGATCCCAGCGATAGATATACATGTCCAAGGTGCAAGTCACGGGCTGGTTTGCAGTGTTGACCAGTTGCAATATTTCAGGCCACAGTTCAGGATTAATAATTTCATCCAAGTCACTGTGCATCACAATGTCTTCATCACTGCAATCTGCATAGCCTTCTAACAGTGCCGAACGCTGTCCGTTTTCAATGTCCCAGTTGGTCCAAGTTTCGGGTATATCAAGACGTACTACATGCAGTCGATCTCCCCAGTGGCTGTAGCGATCCATGTTGTCTGACAGATAGAATGGTTTGGGCCTGCCGCTCATGGTGCGGTTACCTTCACAAATGACCCAACGGTCCACATAGTGTTTGGTAAGTTCCAAACGTATGTCTAGCATATCGAACTCGTTGTTGAAAAGTGTGGTGTCTACTATCATGTTAAAATTTAAAAATTATTTGGTAAGCGTCGTAAATTGGTTGCTTGCCTTGCTGTGCAAGATACTCAACAATGCGTCGACCTTTGCCTGTTCTACGATTGTCTTCTAAAAATCTAGCATTGTCATCTATGGTCACAATGGCTCCAGGTTTGATGTGTGGTTCAATAGCTTGAAATTCTTTCAAATGATGCTCGGCGCTGTCATGATCGTTTTTCCATTTAACGTCCCAGCTGTCTAGATAAAACAAATCTACTTGACCAAGATCAGGTTGATGTGACAGCCAAGCCACGCTGTCACTGCAACTGGCGCGAAAACAAGGATTGGGCAACACTGACTGTGCAATGTTTACAGCCGCAGGATCAATGTCTACTGATCTTACTGTGCCGCTGTGGTGCTCCACAAACTCCACAAACAATTGGGCACTTTGCCCGTCTTTCCAATTGCCTGGATTACGCAGAGTACCAGTTTCCACAATATGATATTCAGTCTGCTGGAGACTCTCCAAGTAGGCAAATATCAAGTTAAAGCCGTCTGCACGGCAATACAAGCCTTCATGTAGGCCGCGCTTGGCGCCACTGGTGTTTGAGTTCAAGCGATCAAAGTATTGCTCGCGATAATGTTTAAGCCATGTCATGAAGATATTTACGTTACTAGATACTGCTGTCCTCAAAATCCGGTTTGTCTACCAGCCAGCATCTGCCAGCTCTGCGCACCTTGAGATTGAGATCTCCAAAAAAATCCCACACAGCTTGTTGCACTCCGGGATGGCCTTTGGTGTAGTCATCACCACCAAATTGACCGCCTGGGCGTATTTTGGGCCACCAAGCATGCAAGTCTCTTATCACACAATCATAGGTATGACCTGCATCCACATAACAGAAGTCCACATCACCTTCATCAAACCAGTCGGCTGCGTCCCAGCTTAGGCTTTTGATGGGTACAATAAGATCCAATACAGGTGCCACATTGCGTTCAAACACCTGTTCTAAGGTTTGAGATTTTATTATGTCTTGTTCAACTAGTTCTATACCGCCATCCCAGGTGTCCACGCAGTAAAACTCACCAAACTTTTCTCTCTGCAACAATTCAACCACACAATAGGCTGTGCTTTTTCCAGTCCAAGCGCCCAGCTCAACCCAACGGCCTCCTGCTGGAAATGAGTCCAACACAATGTCTAACATCACTGTGTTTTTATGACTCATAAATCCTTCAACGTCTTGATAAAAGTGGTTCATTTTGTATTTACTCATAATCTTAGCCTATAAATATCTGCATGAAAATCGTACTTGTAACCGGCGGCTTTGATCCGCTACATTCGGGACACCTTGCCTATTTTGCAGAGGCCAAAAAACTTGGTGACAAACTTATTGTAGGTTTGAATTCAGACGCATGGTTGACCCGCAAAAAGGGCAGACCATTCATGCCACTGCAAGAACGAAAAGCAGTGGTTTCCAATCTCAAAGACGTTGACACAGTTGTGACTTACAACGATGACGACAACTCTAGCAAGGATGCTATCCTTTGTGTACGTGCGCTGTATCCCATGGCAGAAATTATTTTTGCCAACGGTGGAGATCGCACTGACTCTAATATTCCTGAAATGGATGTTGAAGACAACAATCTCCACTTTGTGTTTGGAGTAGGTGGATTTAACAAAGCAAATTCAAGTTCGTGGATCCTGGAAGATTGGAAAAAGCCCAAGACACACCGAGCCTGGGGATACTATCGTGTGTTACACGAAGTTGGTGCCAATACCAAACTAAAAGAACTTACTGTTAACCCCAAAACTTGTCTTAGTATGCAACGTCATGACAGGCGAGCAGAGTTTTGGTTTGTGGCTGAAGGAGAAGCAACAGTTTATACAGTGGATCCTCACAGCACAGACCGTGACTTAATGGCCAGTCCTGCCAAGCACCAATCAACTTGGATTAAATTAAACGAGTGGCATCAGCTATGTAATGAAACTGATGAACCGCTAAAACTAATTGAGATTCAGTACGGTGAAAACTGTGTTGAGGAAGATATCGAGCGTAGATGAAAGATATCATACCAATCTTCGTTGGCTATGATCCACGTGAAGCCATAGCATATCATACCTGTGTCAACAGCATTATTAGAAATGCAAGCCGTCCTGTGAGCATTGTGCCTGTAGCACTTAACTTGTTTCGAGACTACGACGAAACACACACCGATGGCAGTAACCACTTTATCTACACACGTTTCTTGGTACCATATCTCATGGGATTCTCAGGATCGGCTATTTTTATTGATGGCGACATGATTGTGCGAGGAGACATTGCTGAACTTTGGGAGTTACGAAATCCTTACATGGATGTACAAGTAGTCAAGCATGACTACAAGACTCGCATGCCTGTAAAATACCTAGGAGCAAAAAATGAAGACTATCCTCGAAAAAATTGGAGTAGTGTTATTCTGTGGAATTGTAATAGCTTTCCTAACCGGCGACTTACTCCTGAGTTCATTCAAAAATCCACAGGCAGTGAGCTCCACCGCTTCTCGTGGATAGATGATGAGCGTGTTGGTGAACTACCAAAGGAATGGAATTGGTTGCCTGATGAATACGGGCCAAACCCCGACGCCAAGCTCTTGCATTATACCTTGGGCACTCCATGCTTTCACGAGTTTGCTGATACACCACAGGGTAACGAGTGGCACAGAGAACGCATACTAACAGAGTACTGCCAACAAAGAGATATCATATGACCAATTTTATTTTCCTTAGCAAAGGCAACCAAGATGAGTACATCAACATGTTGGCCAAGAGCGCGGGACAAGAACCCACAGACACAGACTTTTTTGACTACAAGTACGATGTATTGCAAGATGGTATGACTCCTGTATTGCGTGGTATTTTGAAATACAAAATCATGCAGAAGTGTCTGGCCGATAACAAAGATTTTTACTACGTGGATTCTGGCTACGTGGGCAACAACATCAGCAGACACAATCGCATGGGCAACAAACTGTATCATCGCATTGTTAAAAACGATTTGCAACAGACTGAAATACGTCCGCGCCCCGGTGATCGTTGGAAAGCACTTGACATCAAACTGCAACCAAGAAAGTTTGGCAGAAAAATTGTTGTGGCTGCACCAGACGAAAAACCCTGCAGGTATTATGGGGTTGATCAAGCAAAGTGGGTAGAACAAACTGTTGAAGAGATTAAAAAATACACTGACCGTCCAATTGTGGTACGAGAACGAGCACCAAAACGAATTGACCGTGTGGTAACAGCGCCGTTGCATCAAGTGTTGGCGCAAGATGTTCATGCTCTTGTGACCTTTAACAGTGTTGCGGCAGTGGAATCTATTTTTTCAGGCGTACCAGCTTTTGTACTGGCTCCCAGTCATGTGGCACAACCTGTGTCTAGCATGTATTTGAGTCAAATTGAAAATCCTTACTGGGCAGATCAAGACAAATTAGATGCATGGTGCCATAGCATGGCCTATGGTCAATATCATGTGCGTGAACTACGCGATGGAACTGCTTTTAGAATGATGCAAGAACTATGAAAGTTGTAAGCTATTTGGCTACGTTGCCAAGAAAAGAACAATACACTTCTGAGGAAAGTCTAAAGGCTGCCACAGACAAACTCAATACATTGAAGTTTTTTATTCAAGGTGTACAGGCCTGCGGTGACGAAGGAGTCATGGTTGACGACTTTAACTATCAGCCCAGTGATGTGGCCGTGATACTGGGTTGGGTACACGAGCATGGAAAAACTGCCCCACACCTACAACTGCGTCAGCAGATACTAGATGAACAGCGAAACTACAATGGTCGTACTGTGATTGCTGACAGTAATCTTTTCCTTTACAAAAACACTGCCAATCCTGGTTACTGGTTGCGTTACAGTTTTGATGGTGTGTTTCCCAACACCGGCACGTATTGTGATACTGCACCCGATCCTGCTCGTTGGTTGGCAGTACAACAAAATCTCAACATAAATCTCAAACCATGGCGTACACAAGGCAACCATATCCTGTTGTGTTTGCAACGTGACGGTGGCTGGAGCATGGGCGGCTTTGAAGTGCTGGACTGGGCCGTGAAAAACATAATGCATTTGCGCAGATACACCAAACGTCCCATACGCATACGTGCGCATCCTGGTGACAAACGAGCCAAGAAGTACTGCGATAGATTAATGAAGCTGTGCATTGGCCGCAGACTACTCAATGTAGAACTCAGCGCACCCAACACATCATTGGAACACGATTTGAAAAATTGTTGGGCAGTGGTCAATCATAACTCCAGTCCCACAGTGGGTGCGGCCATAGAAGGTATTCCTGTTTTTGTTACTGATCCTGAACGCAGTCAAGTACGAGAAATTGCCGAAACAAGATTGGACAAAATAGAAACTCCCATAACACCTGATCGTGATGCATGGATTCAGCGTCTAAGTCAGTTCCACTGGAGCCATCATGAACTCAGAGATGGCACAGCCTGGGCACACATGAGAAAGTTTGTGGAAAAATGATAGAAATTATTACCAGCTTTGACCAACGTTACCATGACCTAATAGGCAAGGATTGCGTGAGCAGTTTTTTAGAACACTGGGATTCACAATTTCAGTTGACATGCTATGTGGAAGGCTTTGCCTTGCCCGAACATGAAAGAATCAAACAGATTGATTTTAACTCACAAGTGGATCCAGAGTATCATGCATTGCAACAAGACACTGAGTATGGTGTACAAGTCAAAAAGTTTAGCAAAAAAGCATTCAGTGTGATACACGCCATGTATCACAGCACCGCAGATTGGATCTTGTGGCTGGATGCTGACGTTGTTACCATGAAGTCCGTGCCTGCACACTTGATCTTGGACTGTATGCGGTCTGAAGATCTTGCCATGTACATGGGAGTAACCTACACTCAAGACAAGTCAGGTAACCCTGGATCATGGCTTGTGCCCGAAACAGGTGTGTTTGCTGTAAACACTCAGCATGAAAAGTTTGAAGAATTTAGAAACGAGTATCGTAGACGCTATGTTGAACGCGATCATGCTGACCTGCGTAGATTCTACGACAACGATGTGTTTGGTGCCGCAATCAATCTTGCTAGCGCACCAGTGTATGATTTGTGTGAGGGATTTGCCAAGCCTTACAAAACACCTTTGCCGCACACAGTACTAGGTGAGTTCCTTATTCACTACAAGGCCAAGCACAGCAAGGCCGAATATCAAACAGACCAATAACTTTCGCTTCGAGGCTGAATAAGATCCTTGGCTAAACTACGCCCAGTTTCTTTTCGTTTGCCCTTAAGGTGATCTAAGTATGCACCCCAGGGTGTGTTGATCAAGGGATGTCCTTCTCCTTTGATCAGTCCGTGACTCCAGTTTAGCTGGCGCCATTTGGGATGGGCCGCTTGTACTTCGTTGCGAGTCTCATCAAAAACCCAGCAGTCGTTCCACTCAGCCATGGTCATCAGTCGACCTGAATCATAGGCCAACTGAAACTCTTTGAGCCATGTTAGTGTTACAGGGTCACGTAGGTTCATGCCGTATAAGCCACATTCACTAAACTTGCGTTCGCGTCCTAGATATGCTAGGCCTATCTTGGCGGGCATTTGACTGGTAATAAATTCTTCAGTAATAGGTGTGTGGCACACCATGTCTGCGTCCATCCAAAACAACACATCAGCGTCACAGTTTGCCGCACTGTGAAACACCGAATATGCTTTGTGACTGAATCTAATAGCGTCCCAACGAAACCCTATACCAGGTGCTTTGCCTTTGCGATCTACAGGACCTGTTGCAACCAAGCCACGTGCTCTAGGATCACCGCCCCAGCGTTGCTTGAAGGTGACAATTTCAGGACTCACAGCATGTAGATCTCTAACATGCAGATTGGGTGCGCTTTGACGTATTGCACAGTCTTCAGTGTAAACGTATAGATCAATTTCTTGGGGCCAGTTTTGTAAAAACGTGTCAATCATGCGACTGGCATAGCGTTCGTAGCCGCTGGCATTGAATGTTGTAACAACTGCGTATTTCATTTGGGTATCCATATTGTATTGCTCTTGCTCTTGACCGGCGCCGCTTCATATGGGCCGCACAAATCATTGAGCCACTGTCTGTGTTGATCTCGTTGACCGTTGTCCTCAATCAACAACCAAGGTCTATTGCGTTGTATAGTATCACGACTTCCGTCTAACACTGCATTTTCAAAACCTTCAACATCAATCTTGATCCAGTCAACTGATTCAAAATTGAATCGATCCAGTGTAGTTAACTCTCCAGTGTGCTTTTCAAACTCTGGATTGGGCACAAACTCTGCTACTTGTTTGGTGTGTCCGCACTTGAGAGTTTGTAATTCAAATGTTGCTGTTTGATCTCGATCGCTGAGACCCAAGTTATGCAATTCTACATTGCTGTAATTTTCTAGATTTTTTTGCAAAACTTCAAAATTTTTAAGTACTGGTTCAAAACATATCACATGTTCAAAACGTTCAGCACTGGGCCTAGCAAATATGCCAATGTTGGCACCAATATCAATCATGGTACGCTTGCGTGGAATATTGTTGTACACATACCAACGGTAACGATTTTGATAATGCACATCTACCACTTCCTGCAATCGTTCACTGAAAAATCCAGTTGGTGGTTCAGGAGAATACCAAAGTGAGTTTATTTTATACATATATAACTATTTAATCAAATGAAAATCAGTCTATTTAATAATTTTGGTGCTAAGAATTCAGTGCCAATTTTTCAAGCCATTGCCCAAGGACTTGTGTCCCAAGGACACACGGTGAGTTATCATGACCTCTCAGCTGATGTGGCTGTGATATGGAGCATGTTGTGGACCGGGCGGATGCGCCCCAATCAAGAAGTTTACGAAGCATTCCGTCGTCAAGGCAAGCCTGTGATTGTTGCCGAAGTTGGCATGATACAACGAGGACAAACCTGGAAGATTGGCGTCAACGGTACTGGAATTAGCAGTTACAATTTTGACAATCTTATTGCCAATCGTGCGGCATCTCTTGGACTGAGCCTAAAACCCTGGCGTTCGGGCACAAACATTGTGATAGCTATGCAACGACATGACAGTCAGCAATGGGCAGGATTGCCCGGCATAAATGCATGGTTGGCCAATGTTGTAAAAGAAATCAAACAGCACAGCAGCCGTCCCATTGTAATTCGCCCACATCCACGCGGCTCTTGTCCAATGCCCATGGGGTGTTTGATTGACAAACCCCGTATTGCATTTGGCACCTATGACGATTTTGATTTTGATCGAGTGCTAGGCGGTGCTCACTGTGTGCTGAATTGGAACTCAGGACCAGGGCCACAAGCTGTAATAGCAGGTGTTCCTGCGTTTGTTGGGCCAGACAGTTTGGCCAGCACCATTGCCAACTGGGACCTAGCACAAATAGAAAATCCTCCACGCCCTGATCGCACAGCATGGCTAGAACAACTAGCACACACTGAGTGGACTGTGGAGGAAATTAGATCAGGGGTGCCGTTTAAACGCTTAGTCTTTTGACGTCAGCGTCAACCATGTCACGTATCATGGTGGCAAAGTCTGTGCGTGGTTTCCAACCCAATACTTCTCTTGCTAGACTTGAGTTGCCACGCAGGCTGTGCAGTTCTGCCGGGCGCTTGAATCTTGGATCGCTCTTGACCAAGGATTGCCAATCTTGTATGCCCACATGTTCAAATGCCACACGACACAGATCACCAATGGTGTGTTGTTGTCCAGTAGCAATCACATAGTCACGGGCTGTGTCTTGTTGTAGCATCAACCACATGGCTTCCACAAAGTCTCCAGCAAAGCCCCAATCTCTAGCACTGTCTAAATTGCCCAGGGTAACTGAATCAGCCAGTCCCAATTTGATACGTGCCACAGCGTCAGTTACCTTGCGGGTAACAAACTCACGACCACGCAGGGGAGATTCATGATTGAACAAAATACCCGAGCAAGCATACAAGCTGTAACTTTCCCGGAAGTTTATGGTCATCCAGTGTGAGTACAACTTGCTTACTCCATAAGGACTGCGTGGACGGAATGGAGTTGTTTCACCCTGAAGTCCAGGTTCGGTAGCATTGCCAAACATTTCGCTAGTGCTGGCTTGATAGAACTTGGCATTGGGATTGTGCTGGCGTATGGCATTGAGCAAGTTTAGTGGCCCCATGCAGTTTACTTCTGTTGTGAGTTTGTTTAGGTCCCAACTTATACCAACAAAACTCTGTGCGGCAAGATTGTAAACTTCTTGCGGCTTGATGGTCTGCATGATGTGATTCATACAGTTTTCATCTGTGATGTCGCCGGTCACAAGTTCAATGTCGTTTTCAATTCCCAACCAATGAATGTTTTCAAGATTGGGGTTTGAATAACGTTTGACTAGGCCATACACATGATAGCCTTTTTCAATAAGGTATTTTGCGAGATACGGACCATCTTGGCCCGTCATCCCAGTTACAAGAGCAGTTTTCTTCATACTGCTATTTACAGTACTATTAGAACAGGTTGATTTTTTCCCAAGGCAAGTAATCCTTGCCAAAGTGCCCGTAGTTTGTGGTACTACTGTAGATGGGACGGAAAAGATCAAAACGTTCAATAATGCCTCGAGGTGTTAGGTCAACGTTGTCTTGTACCCATTTGGTCAATTCACGACTTTGTGGCTTGTGGTCTGTTTCAATGTAAAAACTCATGGGCTGTGCCAGGCCAATAGCGTAGCTGATCTGAACTGTTGCCCAGTCTGCCCGGCCACTTGCCACAATATTCTTGGCAATCCAGCGTGTCAAGTAGGCAGCACTTCGATCAACTTTAGTAGGATCTTTGCCACTGAAGGCTCCGCCACCATGAGGACTATACCCGCCATAAGTGTCAACAATAATTTTACGGCCAGTGAGCCCAGTATCACCATCGGGACCACCAATAACAAATCGACCAGTGGGGTTAATATGAAACTCAGTTTTCTCATCCACAAACTCCATTGGTAAAACTTGACGAATAATTTCTTCTACTGCGGCACGGACAACATCAATTGGCATGTCGTCACTGTGTTGGGTTGAACACACAACTTTGGCCATGCGCTTGGGTGTGCCATTGTCATTGTATTCAAATGTTACTTGACTTTTGGCATCAGGACCAAGCCAAGTCAATGTACCTGCTCGACGCACTTGTGCCAAGTGCTCCACAATCTTGTGACTGTAGTAGATAGCACTGGGCATGTGATTATCAGTTTCGTTGCAGGCATATCCAAACATCAAGCCCTGATCGCCTGCACCAAACGTGTCTGTGCCCAGTGCAATATCTGCACTTTGTCCGTGCAACAAGTTGGTAATTTCTGCCGTGCGCCAATCAAAACCTGACTGTTCGTAACCCACATCCTTGATAACTTTTCGCACTGCTGATTCAACTTCTTGGTCGTGTAGAATGCCTTTGTATTCTCCTGCTACTACCACACGATTAGTGGTAACCAACGTTTCGCATGCGCAACGTAGAGCGGGATCCTGTTTGGCCATCACAATGTCTAGCACTGCATCGCTAATAGCATCCGCGATTTTGTCCGGGTGCCCTTCACTCACACTTTCACTTGTAAACAAATAACTCATATTTTCCTTAAACTTGAATATCTTCCATACCTGCTGTGCGCAAACGAACTACATGTCCCATTTGCCACTGCTTGGAATCCAGGCCTTTCATGATGCCCAACCATCGGTTACGCAACAAGGCCACTTCGTTGATGATAGTTTCAAAGTCAATCACTTCGTCTTCACCATCAACATATTTTTCAGCATCCCTACTGGTCAGCGCACGAGCATAGGCTTCCAGATACTTTTGAAAATGCTTGCGTCGAATCTTGCGCAGTTGGATGTTGAGATAGTTTAACACAGCTTCAATTTCTTGCAGTTGGTTAAATCTATGTTCAGTAATGCCCGGCAAGGTTGTGATGTTTTTCTCTACCAGGCCCCCAATACGACAATCCTTCTTGGCAGACTCAAGCTCGTGTTCATAGTGAGCAATAAAGTCTGGTATTGCATCAAGGCCGGCAGTTATACGACTATACCACATATTTTTTATACTTTACTAACCAAGGGAATAGCACAGTCCAGTCGGTGCCACGGCGACGATCTTTTTCTTCTAAAAATACAAAAAGATCACGGATATCTGTTGGGCTGTGAGTTGGCTGGCATATTTGTTGAAATATGCCTTTCATGTATTCATACGCTAGAGAATCCTCATCTGTGTCTGTGGGCAATAGACTTAAAATAGTATCCATATCTTTTTCAAATTCATCTCCGGGCAATATACCTGACTTTAAATAATTTGGTCCCGGTTCTACTCCTGAAAACCAATGTCCTATTTTACGCTCTTTGCGCCATTCTATTAATTTTGTTAAAAGTTCTGGCATAGTCTTAATTGTTAATACTGAAATAGTTTGATTGATCATAAGATATAACCATTTATACTGCATCAGATAACGAAAATTTTCCTCCCATCTTTTAAGATCGATTCCGTATCTCACATATTCTTGTTGAGGTCCCCAACAATCAATACTGACACTAATGTCAATTCTGGCAATCTTTCGATCTACTAATAGTTTACGAAATTTAGGTATAAATGATGCCAATCGTTCTGGAGATACCATAAGATTGGTTACGATATTTAATTGGCAGTCAGGATTGGGATATTTGTCAACCATTTCTAAGAAATAATCAAATTCCTGTTGTATCAATGGTTCGCCACCTAAAATTCCCAATCGTTTAAGTTTAGGAAATCCATCAGGAAACCATTCCCAAAATAAAGGAACATAGTCTTTGTATTTGTTTTTAATAATAGGAAGGTGTACTCCTCCTTGTTTGAATTCTTTAAATTTGTTGTTTTCTGCTGTGTTGGTACTACTAAGACCATTGGGACAATATAAACATCCCATGTTACAAGCACTACTAAAATATACTTCTAGTAGAGTAGGGCTAACGTTAACGGCCTGAAGATTATGTTCTAATTCTGGCGGTGACATATCAGGTATGCTTAAATGGCGCATGCGATCGCTTGTGCCCCCTACTTCTTCAATTTTACGACAATAAGCACAACTATCTTCTGGCCATAGTCCCTGCAACATTTGTTGCCGATCCTGTATTTTTAATGGAGTATTATGAAATTGCATAAAGTCTTCTGGAGCAACTGTGCCAATGGCTGTTCGATGACAGCTTCCTGTTACACCATTATTAAGATATAATGTACTCCATGCCCATTTAAGTTGGCAAGCGGTATTTGTTTTTATTGGAAAATATTTTTTGTCAGGCATTTTGTATCCAGTTTACAAAACTAGCAGGATAGATACTGAAATCTAAATTGCGGCGCCGGGCAAACTCCTTTAGGTATACAGATAATGTCTGCTGTTGTTGCGCTGTAACTGGTGCCATCATGGTTTGTATAATGGTGTCACGAAATTCTATTTCACTGTTGTTTAATAGTTCAGACAAGGCGTGTTTACTATCAGCATCTAATACGTTGACATTTAGAAATTCTGGTTCACTACAAAATTCATACTTGATATGTTTTCCTTTGAATTGTTCTACAAATTCAAAGAAACCAAATATTGTTAAATTGCTTAGTACGCAAGAAAAATACCATTCAAATCCCTGCTGTTCAATTTGTTTTAAATTTATTTCAAAATTTTCCCACGTGTTGCCGAATCGATTAAATTCGTAGAATGCCCCACAGTTTTCTGCACTAACAATTAAGGTTATACGATTTCTATTTTTTAATTTTGTTAGTTGTTTTTCAAACCGGATTGGATCTACTCCCAGGCCTGTATAAATCTTGACTTGATTATGCTCGCTAATTTTGTTTACCAATTCTACTAAATTATTGTAAAGAAATGTTTCGCCGCCAGTGATATAAACACAATCGGTGGTGCGTAATCGTTCTATCTCATCAGTAAGTGTAATGTATCCTGTGCTTGCTTGATGTTCGGGCTGACTAATTTTTAATAGAAGTTTGTCTATTGGCGAAATAATAAATCTATCGTGCTCTAAATAAGACCCATGTTCGTTGATATCGCGCAACCATGCTGTACTATAATTTTTACAGCAATACGAGCAAGTCATATTACAAGTTGACCCTAACATGATGTGTAAATTTTTTGGAGCATCAACTTGAACAGAATCAAACCGTTCTTTTTGTGTAGGGAATATCATTCTGCGACTAACAGTTCCAATATTCTCTGGTCTCCAGCAAACATCTTCACAGCTGGACACAGGCTGATTATCCAGCATCTGTTGCCGTTCGTTTTGCAAAGAAGGGGTATTAAATAACTGCCCTGGATTTTGTTTGATCCAGTTTATATTGACTTGTTCAGGACGGGCGGCACAACATGAAAACGTCTGCCGCTTCTCTAGATCAACCGAAAGCCAGGTGAATTTTTCACTGCAATAAAAATCACCAGGCGGTAGTTGATCCATCAATTTTCCCAGTCTTCTTCGTTGTAGTCTTCTTCTTCAGACTCTTCTTCATCTTCTGCGTAGTCTTTGTCGTTGTCAAGATATGATGTAAGTGCTCGTTTGATATCTACATCGCCTTTGAAAGCGTTACGGATATCTTCAACGTCTGAATCATTGTCCATTAGAATCTGAACCACAGTTTCTGCCGCTTCGTTGCGATCAACTGTGTTTACATACCTCTTGAGTTCTCCCCAAATTTCTGCGGCTACATGTTCACTCATTCTGCTTCCTCCTCGCCGGTACTTACCTCTTCCTTGATATTTCCAAAGTCTTTCATCACAGTATCAAGACAGTTGTCATCGTTGCGTTCCCATCCTTTGCGGAACTTCTTGATGATTTCACCTTGGCTTGTGGTAAACACCAGGCTGTTGCCTTCTTTCTTGAGTAGGCCTTTTTTCTCAATCAAGTCAGTTAATCCTGAGTAAGGACTCATGCCTGTTGTGTAGGGAATCTTGACTTGCACGCCTTCAAAAGGTTTGGCATAGCGTGTTTTCATTACTTTACAGCCGGCACGGATACCCATGACATCAGTGATCTTGTTGCCGTCCTCGTCCTCTTTCAGTTTCATCTTCTTCATGGCTACCACAATTGAGCTGGCATAGATAAAGCCCTGACCGCCGGAGATCTTGTCATCGGGATCAAACATGTCTTGGCTTGCGTATGTGTGATTGGTACATACCAATCCAACATTGTAACTACCAAACATGTTCACACAGTTACGCACAAGTGCTGTGAGTGCTTTGGGCTTACGACCTAGATCACCCTTCATTTCGCCTGCATCAAACTGGTTCACATCAGTGGGTGTCAACAACATGCCTAGACTGTCAATCACAAACATGACCTTGGGACGCTCGCCATCTGGCAAGGCCTTGTAGTCACTCATGAATGTTGAGATAGTTTTGGCCACATCGTCAATCATGGCCATACTCAGCTTGAGCAATTTGCTGTCACTTGTGTCAACGCCAAGTGCTTTGAGCCAGTCTTCATCCAGTGCATTTTCACTGTCAATCAACACCACAAAGATACCTTGCTCTTGTGCGTTCTTCACAATGTTGCCTGAGCAGATATAACTTTTACCTGCACCAGAGTCGCCGGCAAACACAGTGACCTTGCCCAAGGGAATGCCTCGATTGAAGTCTCCTGAGATCAGGTAGTTCAGTGCATAGTTGCCTGTTGAGATCCAGTCTGTGGGATCGTTAAAGCCGATCGACAAGCCGTCAATGCTCTTGGTAATTTCCTTGCGGAACTTGCTTACATCAAATGGTTTTCCCATGATTAATTTCCTTCTTTAAATTTATATAACTCTTTAAAAATTTTACTACTGTCAATTTTTCTTCTAATATCAATATTTTTCAGGTTTTCAAATGTTGCGTTGAGATCTTTTTCAACTGGTGTAGATATGTAGTTTAACATTAAACTCAGAGAATTGTAAAGACAATAGGCAGGGTTTGATAGATTTAGTTTGCTCTGAATTTTATTTCTCAATAGTGTTAGCTCAGAATCTGGCAAATTTCCCACATGCCAAACTTTGGGATTATCCAACGGGTTTACAATAAACGAATTTTCGTGAAACCCTAAATTTTGCAAAAATTCTATGCAATCTAATACTCCATATGCGGTCATAATGCACCATGTGGAGTTGAAATTTATTTTTTCAAAGTCTTGTCTAAGTTGTTGTAAATTGTTAATGAACTGATCCCAGACTCCACCATAACGCACATATTCAAATTCTTTGCCGACACCGTCAACACTCACTGTCCAATGTACATTTTTAAACTGTTTGAGCAAGTTATAAATCTCGTTGTTAATTATACTTAGATTGGTGTTGATTCGTATTTCTACATTGGGATTAATCTCACGTATTTTTTTTAACAACACTATATTTTCTTTGATCAACAATGGCTCTCCACCTGCTAGATATATGTGCTCTACTGTGTTTAGATTACTGTAAATGTAATCCAAAGATTGTTGTAATGCATCTTCTTTTATATGTTGTGGTAAATTTAATTCGCTAGCCCAAGCACTACTTAGATCTGGTCCGCAATAGATACACGCAAAATTGCAAGTGTTTTTCCAACGAAGATCTAACATGTTCAATCTGTAATTACTTGTATTGTCAAAAAATTCTAAGTCATTATTTTTTAACGTTTTTAGATACCACACTCTGTTGCTAACCGAATTAGGACTAAATTTTTGATTTTTTTCTAATAGATGACAGTGACTGCATCTATTGTGCAGGACGTCGTTTAACATGTCTTGTTTGATGAGTTGATTGTTTTCTCCGTGCAAAATATTCTTTAACGGCTGTGAGTTTATGTTTCCCAAAGTTTCGTTAGTAATAGCACAATTTCTTACATCACCGTCGGGCTGTATGTACACTCCTAACCAAGGCAAGGTACAAAAACTTTTTTTAGTTAGATATTCTTTTGGGGTCATGTTAAAAAGTTATTTCTTTAAGATTGAATCCGAGGTTGTTAGTTTCTGACATTATTAACAAGAATGTTTTTACCCAGTTAGTCAGTTTTGTTTGTTCCTCAACTGTGATTGTATCACTATAAAGATGCACAGGGTTGATCAAAACAATCCTGGGCCAAACAGATTTAAATGACAACTGGGCACTGGCCTCATTCAATGAAACTTTGGCTGTACGGTATGCATCCATGCCAGGATCATCAAACAGATTTCTTGGCAAGACTGGAGTATAGGTAATTGCACTGCTAATATTTATTATGGTTTTTTGTTGGTTTTTCCAACGTTTCCATAGTTCATATAGTACGGTTGTTTGAACAAAATCTGGTTTTGCAACATTGATAAACATGTCACACTCAGTAGTTTGATCAAGCATTTTTTGCATGTGATCCCAATTTCTTAGATCGTAGCCGTTGGAGCGACTGAACCCGCTGACTTGATGTCCTGATTCTTCATACGTTTTTTTAAACTCGGCGCCAAGGCCTCGAGTATGACCAGTGATAGCAATTTTCATAATTTTGGACCCAATGATATATCTGAGATAGTTAAATTATTGGTCTGTGCTATTTCTAACATAGATACCAACGCTCCGGCCCAGACATTTACATCTGCGGCAGGTGGCACTGTTTTGTCAGCACTGGTTGCAATGTTGCCCGGTCGAACTAGAGTAATTTTTATACCTGAGCGACTATTTCGTATTTGACTTACCGCTTGTTCTAGTGTGGTTTTTTGTATTCTGTAAGCCATCATATCCAGTCCAGGCAATACACTCACCGGATCTTGTGTCATCATGGTGCTGATGACCATGATGTGTTTACCACTACCTTTCCAACGCTGAACCATCTCAAACAACAATTCGGTCTGCGCATAGCCTGCTTGTGCGTTGTTTATAAACATATCACAGGGTTCTATTGCGTCGGCTATTTTTGGTATCACTCGTATGTTATGGCCTGTGCGGCGGCTTAGACTTAGTATCTCGTGACCACGTGCTTGGTATTCGTTACCCAGTGCCTGACCTATTCCAGCTGTGCCGCCTGTAATTGCTATTTTCATTGATAGTAATCCCAAAGTTTAATACCACGCAACTGATCTTGTGCATGTGTCCATGACTGTAGTTCAATTGTGTTGTCTCGATCCTGGCCCACTATGGATTTTAATTCATCTGGTACATCAGCAGTTCTTGTAAAATGATTATTGTACTTGACGTTTAGTACCTCTGGCTGTTCCAGCAATGCCCAGGAGTGATCAAGACCTTGCTGTTTTGTATATGCAAAAATATTCTTCAAGTTGCTGATATTTAACGAACTGACTGTGGTCCAGGTGTTTAGTTCTTGGATTCCCATGTTTCTGTATATGTCAAGATTTCGTTCAAAGTTTTCCCACTTGATAGGCCAACGCACATAATCATGAACACGTCCGATACCATCCAGGCTCACTGTGACTGTGACGTGTACGCCACGCTTGACCAGTTGCTGTATTTCTGGAATGACCATAGAACAGTTGGTGTTGATTCTAACGCTGACCACTGATGGAGGAATATTTTTAAGTATGTTGCGATAGTTTTTACTGGCACTGGGTTCACCACCATTAATATCCAAATGAACCACACGCTCTAATGGCAATTGCCAAAATGCCGCTGAGTTATCTACTATGGGATAGTTACTAGATATTAAACTGCCTATCTTGGTGCTTAGATTTTGATTGCAAGATTGGCAAGCACTATTACAAATGTTGTCTAGTACCCCGCCAACAGTAAGATAGTCCAGGCGTGTTTGTTTTTTATCAAATTTGATAGCATTGAGTCTTATGCTGGTGTTGTTGATTTGTTCTGTTTGTTGACACCGCACACATTCCTTGGGCCATGTATCTGGATTGCTTTTGATATCACTTAACCAATCACTAGCGTTCATTTTCTCTATGGTATCAAACTCAGGTGGATTGACCATATGACCGCATCGACTCATGGTACCATTGGGATTAAATCTCACAAAGTGATCAAGTCTCGGGCAATACATGTTCGATGATATTTTTATAATTTTTTTGATAGTAATCCAAGAGTTCGCTCCAGGTAAATTCTTGACCAGCCAACTCTAAAAGTATTTGATCTAAATACAGCCACAACTCAATACCGTGATTTTCTTTAAACAATTCAGCAACAAAGTCTTTACTGGGCGGAATAACGTATGCTCTAGATTCAAAATCAGTTATTGCGCCAAAGTCTTTGAAGTTCCTAAAGCGTATTTTTGTATCGTTACGTAGATAACGAGAAAGATTTGCCAACCAGTGAAACTGGGGCAAGTAGTGTGTGTTTAAAAATTTATATCGCTTGGCAAACCAAAATGCTGTAGAAGAATCTAACTCAGGATAGTCGCGTTGAAGATGTTGCAGGTATGTGTTAATTCCACTGACATATCTGTCTCGGGGGTTGCGTATGTAGACATCCACATAGTCCAGCGCCAAAATCTCATGATTACTAAACACCACGAGATTCTCTTTTTTTTGCTGATATCGCAAACTGGTGTTTCCGTTTTTTTGAATTAGATAAACCCATTGATTGTGAAGTGGTAGAGATACCACTTCACATAGATTTGGAAACAATTCTGTATCCAAAGACGTTTTCATTACTGCTTTTGACGTGCTCGGATCATGGCCAAGATATCTTGGGCGTTGCCACCGGCCACCGGCTTGGCTACTGGAGCAGTAGCAGTTGCTGGCTCGTCCTCATCCCAGGCAGGTGTTTCTGCCGCCGGAGCAGGTGCGGCTTTTGCTACTGGAGCAGGTTTAGCTGGTGTATCCTCGTCGCTTGCGGCTGCACCAGCAGGTGCTTGTACACCAGCAGGACGGAAGTACTGACCCCAACGCTCAGTGTCGTATGGCTGTCCATCTACACTTGCTTCAAACATCTCTTTGATGACTCGGAGCTCAACGTCAGTTGGCTTCTTGGGCAAGAATGTGCTCAAGTCAAACAATCCATGCTTTTCAATCGCAGCCTGTTCAGCCTCTGTCAGTGCTGACTCTTTACGTGCCCACTTGGATCCGTTATAGTCAGCAAAACCGCCTTTGCTTCCTTTGGTGATACGGAAGTCCAGGCCACGCAAGTAGTCTGTTGGCAATTCTTCCAGTTCAGGATCCATCAAGGCGCCCTTGATAGTTGTAAAGATTTGTGGACCAATGATGAATCGACGAATTGGATTCTCTGGAGTTTTGTCGTCACCCAGTGCGTTTTCGCGCACAAAGCCTTGGAAGATGTAACTGCGTTTCTTCCAGTACTTACGACCCATGTCTTCAAGAGTCTTGTCCTTGAACCATGTGCGTACTTCTGCCAGGATTGGGCAGGCTTCCTGCCACATTTCCACGCAAGGTACTTGTACCATGACTTGTTTGGATTCCATCTCTCCTTTGACACCGTTGAAGGGCAAACGAATCATTGCTCGTTCTTGCCAAAAGAAAGTGTTTTTAGAGTTACCGTCTGGGAGGAAGCGTAGTGTAGCAGAGCTGCCTTCTTCCATATTCCAATGCGGATAAATTGAGTTGTCGCCACGTTCAGTGGATTGACCACCTTTTGATTCTGCTGCCTGCAGTCGTGCGCGGATTTCTGCTAATGATGCCATATTGTGTTGCCTTTCTATGCGTTAATATGATTTTAAAATTTAAGACTTGCTTAAATGCTGCCTACAAGGTTATTTTAACACAGCCTGTCTGTGTTTCCTACCTTTACGGTAGAGAATTTTGCCTAACTTGTTGTTTACGGAAGTGTGCGCTACTACACACACTTCTTTTATGCGTTTATTTATGTTATTTTATCAAAGCCAATGATTTTATTCTTGCCAAAAGTGCAGTGCCGTCTTTTGACTCATAGTAGCTGTCGGTCACAGCGCCACGAGAGTCCATGGGATCTTGCTCGCCCATGATATCTTCAGCCATGCCCATTCCACATTCCATTAAGCCATGTTCAGGGCAGTATTGGCCTTCAGCAGTCATGTTGCATGAGCCTTCTGTAACTGGTGGTGTTTGTTTGAGCTTTTGTGCTTTTTTGTACTCTGCGTCTGGATCTTTGAATCCTTCATCACCTAGTTTATGACCAGCGTATGCGCCAGCGGCTGCTCCGGCCAATGTGCCCAGTGCTGGTACTACACTACCAAGTGCTCCACCTGCTAGGCCACCTGCAATCGCACCTTTCCATCCTTCTTCTAAGCCGCGGTCTTGTGCAAAACGGTCTGCAACATATTCGTAAGGATCGCCATCGCGAGCTTTCTTTGTACCATATGGCATGTCATCAAAGTAGTAATCATACAATGCATGATACAGATCGTCACTCATATCGCCAGATTTTTCAAAATCGCGCACTTCTTTGCCAAAGCGATTGCAAATGTGGTCCAAGGTGCTTCCCGCTGAGTCTGTCAGCACACTCTCTTTGACCGGTACGCCGGCGTATTTCAAAATTGAATTTAGCTCATCACTCTCTGCTATACCATCAAGGCCTTTAACACCCTTCATGATTTCTGGATCTGCGTCAATAGCATTGCTTAGATCAGTTGCCGCACCAGCCAGAGTGTCATCACCTTCAGTCACGGGAGGAACTGGGGGTTCTGCGCCAGGTGTGGCCGCAGGCTCAGTGTTTACTGGCTCCATTCCAGCGTCAGGTTCAGGTGTACTAGGAGTTTGTATGCCTAGCTCTTTGAGTCGTTGCATGACTTCTGTATCATTCCAGGCATTGGCTCGTGGATCACGTGCCGCAAGATCACCTAGACGATCAAACAAAATATCATCGCCAACCAAGTCGTACAGTTGTTCTGTGGCATTGGTTGCGTCAGGTCCCACAACTAACTCTTTGCTCATTAGAGTTTTGAGTTTATCTAGTTGTTCGGGAGTTTCTGGTAAACTCCAAGTGCCTTCGGCTAGATTGTTGATCCAGCTTTCAAAAATATCTGCTTCTTTCATTTCTTGTCCTCGTTGCTGTATTTTTGCCAATAGTGGCAAGGCAGCCTCAATACGGCTGTCAATGGTTTGCTCAATGAACAAGGTTTTGATTTGATCAACCATTCCGTCTTGTTCAGCAATTGTGGCCGGATGCCACGATTCAAAATAATCTGTGTACCCACGACTGGTGCCCATGTGTTTGAGATTCTCTCTCAAGCTGTGGTAATACGCTTGTGCTTCAGTGATGAGTTCTTGTGTTGCGCCTTCAAGTATGTGGCTACCACTGGCACGATTGAAACGACTCAGTACTGCAATTTCATTCACAGTTTCAGTGATGTGGTTGCCACGAATGTCATAGGGTTTGCCGCCTTGACGTACATGTTCCAGCATGGCACGGCCAGCCATCAAACTCTTGAATCCCAATCTAAAACGCTCGCCGTCGGCTGTTTCAATAAACAGTTTTTCAACATAGCGATGCCGGGCATCACCTTCGCCCAAGGCACGGTTGTGAACTATTTGCAATCTTGCTTCTGTGGGTTGACCACTATAGCTGACTTTGCGTGTGCCATAGTAGCCTTCAAACAGGCCTTCTTTGATTGCGGCCAAGCCTTGCATGGTAAACTTGAGTTGACTAATATCTTGTATGGTCTTGGTCCAGCGATTACGCATGGCCACTTGTCCCAGATGGCCAATAAAGTCAAAGAACTCGTTCTTGTCATTGCCCTCCATGGTCTTGCCCAGGTTATCCCCGTACATGATCTTGCAATCGTTGTCTACATCAAGCACAATGACCATGGTGCCATAGTTTTTGCCTGTGCCACTTACATAGTCAAACGTGAAGGTTTTAGCGTTTTCAGCGTTAGTGGGCTTGCCCATTTTGTCCAGCATTTCGGGTTGAAAGTCCCGAGTTGCCAGGAAGTCAAGCAATTGTTGCGATATTGTATTTTCTGTAGCCATGGTCGTGTATTTAGCGCATTACTGAAATGAAGGGCATGGGCTCAACCACGTTGTCTGAGTGGTCTTTAAGGTGTGCGTCCAGGTCTGAGTGAAATGTTTGCAACATCATCAGCATGCGTGTGGCCAACAGACTGGCCATCACAAGATCATCTGTTTCCCCAATCTTTGCTTGATAACTAGCCCCGTTGGCCACAAAGGTTTTGAGCTCACTTACCAGGGGTTTGGAGTATATCTTCATGCGCCCAGATTCTACCAGGATCTTGAACTTGTTGCAGGCCACAATTTTACTTTTGTTTGTGGTTGTAAATCCTTTGCGGATTCTACGTCCTGAACTACCTTGTACTGAGTTGTCACTTAAGAAATAACCTGGAATGTTTTCTTCACCGTATTCTGCTATGGATATCAGGGCCGCTTCTCCCAGCGTGTTGTTTTCCACACTGTAGTAGATGCTCTTGTTGTCTTTGACCACAGTGTGCAGTTCTTTGATGATGTCGGCCATGATTTTAATCTGCGTTGGGACGTCAGTTTTGTTGTGCCGCCACTCTGCAATTTGTTCAGTGGTATCTGCTTCAAATACTTGTATAGCTGACGGATCTCCACCAGTACCCAAACTGGGGTCTAGTGCCACAATGTAGATGTGGTCTTTTTTGGGTTTGCGGTACCAGCGTACTTGACCAGTTTTTTCTACAGGTTCCACACCCTCAAGCTCTAGTAGTTTGATAGGCGATATCAGTGTTTCGTCATTGATCACAAAGTCGCAGTCCATCTCTCGACGGAAACGTTCGTCCCCAAGTTGACTACGTTGTTCTTCTGCCCACTTGTCATCTCTATCTGGATGTTCACGCCAGAATGCTCTAAATGCTTTGAATCCGTTTATGCCCAGGCCATTGGGTCTTGGATTGCCAAACTCATCTTCAACTTTGTTGGCACCTTTCCAGATGTAAGCAAATTGATCCTCATCCGAGTTGGGGGTGCTTGTGATAATTGCCTTACCACCTGTTGACAGTGTGGGCGTAATAGAAGTCCAAAACTCTTTGGCAATTGTGGGTCGTACAAACGCAAACTCGTCTAGATACAGTAGCGTAATACTCATACCACGACCGGTATTTTCAGTAGTTGTTTGACTAACAATACGTGATCCATTGTCAAACTCTAGAGAACCTTTGTTGTAGCTGGTAGCACCTGCTCTAATATGATTGGGGCATAGTTCGTAAGCATACCGAATACGTTGCATGATCTCTTGTGCGCCCAGATATTTGTGTGCGGCAATAAGAATAGTTGCGTCAGGTACAAACATTGCATACCACAACAAGTAACCAGCGGCACTAGTTGACTTGCCTGTTTGGCGTGGCATTAGTGAGATACTAAAACGATTTTGATGATAATTATTGATCAAACGTTTTTGATATTCAAACGGATGATACAACATCTTGCCCCGAACAGGATGCTGAATATAAAAGAAGTTGTCCATGAAATACATGGCACCGTCAACCGGATCTGCACAACGAGCAAAATCTTCTAGTTCTTGCTCGGTAAATGTTTCTCGTCGATGCGGTGCCTTGACCAGTACTGTGTCAAGTGTGTTTTTTGCGCCAATCATCCATTACTCTTTCTGCAAATATTTTGTGTCCTTCAGGACCAGCATGCATGTAGTCACGGGCATAGCCAATCTCTTCTCTACTGCGAGCAAAATAATCATGTGCATTGTATGTTTGGCATTTGATGTCAAGCTCTGCACACAGTCCTTGCACTGCCAACTTGTTCTTTGCATTATTTAAGTCGGCATTGCGATCATTTATCAACCACTGCTGTATGGCTCGGTCTGTGATATCAGTCTGGCCAGGCATATACGTGTTGTGCGGCCACTGAGAATCTTCAGTGATTAGATCAAACCTATGTTTGGGTGGGGCACACATTACAACTAACCTGGGCAACAGCCGGGGAACCCAATATTTTGCCAACATAAAACAAGTGTCAGCACTGGCACCTCCCCACGAAAGATTATACACTGTGAGCTCTAACTCTTGTCCTACTAGTGTGGGCCATATGCTTTCTAAAGGTAATCCCATGCCAACACTGTAACTGCATCCTAAAGTAACTATGCTGGCCGCACTGGGATCAAACTCTTCAGCTCTAAAACCATTTGAATTGATTTTGTATGTTATTGCTCGGGGCCTGTCCCATCCATGCCGGCGGAAATGCTCTTGGTGTTTTGGGTCTTGTAATAATTTCTGATAGTTTTCTTCGGTGTCAGTTGACAACCACTCAGTAGTCTGCCCCGCATACTTCATGCCAAAGTGCCAAGGTGCGTTATTTGACATCCGGTACCTCTTTTAATGCCACTGCCATGTCCGGCCATAAGTCTTCAAAGCGAGTTACTTTCTTTAGTTTTTGCTCAATGTCTCTGTGCCAATCAGTTACATACAAATCTCTATCCATTGGGGGCAAGTAACTGTTATCGTTCAAGGTTAACTTGTATCTTTCCAAGATATCAAGCGATATGTTTTGTTGTCCTTGATACTTGGTTAGAACAAGATCAATTTCATCTATAGCTTGTTGTCGAACATCCATGGGCATGCGTCTAATGTCCAGCTCTTGCGGATGGTTTAACTCGCACCAAAAAATATCCAAGCTCATAGACTGACAAAAATCATAGTACTCTGTCAAGTCCCAAGCACAATAAATGCTGTAAGCAGGATGTGCTGTGACTCGTTGGTTGTCACGCTTCATTGTTTGAATGTTCTTAACAAATTGATTCCAGTCAGCACCATTGCGCACATACTCAAATTTTTGTTGATTGGCGTTGTCAAAGCTGATCATCCAGCTGACTCGGGGCCATGTCTTTAGTTCTTGATAGATGGGATTGTTTTCAAGTTCCACGCTGAGGTTGGTTGTGACCAGTACATTGACTTTGTTGGAATCAAGGTGTTTTAAAAACTCCCCAAGTCCTTTTTGTAACAAGGGTTCGCCACCGCCCAAAGTCAGCCCTTGTAAACTGTGTCCGTTGGTCTTGGCCAGTTCAATTAAGTCTTGATGTTCGTTGCGATCATGGTTGATAGGGATTTTCAGAGCACTTTGCCAAGCTGTGCTGGTTTCAGGATTGCAATAGGTGCAACTGAGATTGCAGAGATTGCTCCAGTTTACCACTAGGTGTTCTAGATCAAACCAGGATATATCATCATTGATTGCATCTATAGTCTTTTGATCTGCATGGCGCTGAGTGCGTCCACTGTGCCCAGTTGTATCTTCAAGACGTTTACACCATGAGCAAGCATCGTGCCATTTGCCGTCAGCCATGTGTTGTTTTATGTCTTTGAGTTCGGGTCCGTGTATTACTTCTTGAATGGTGTTTTTCTTGATATTGCCCACAGATGACAAACAATGCATGCAAGGAGTAACACGACCATTTTGGTCAATGTTGAGGCTGGTCCAGGGTGCAGGACAAAATGTAGGGCCGTTAGATATCATAGTGTTTTGACCCAGCTGTAGCTGGTGAGTCTAAATGTGTTTTTTGGCACAGGATTTAACATAGCATGCCACAGCAGGTTTCTGTAGCCGTCCGTGTTGGGTCTGTTGACCATGATGTAACCTGTGTTGGCTCGCATGGGAAACTGATGACGTTTGCTAGCAGGATCTTGGTACCAGTAAAACGAAGTCCCAAGGTCTTCGTTGGCTCCAATCCAGGTCAATTGCATACTGCCCGGCATTTCGCCATCAGTGTGCATGGAGCAAGTAAAGCCGGGCTCATCAACCCACCATGCAGTGCCCATGTAGTCTTCTAATTCAAAGCCCACAGCGTTGCCAATGTCGGTCCATATGCGATGACAAGCCAGTTCCCACTCTATGATCCAAGGCAACACGTTGTCGTCGATTCTTCTGCGGGCCCAGCTTTCCTGCCCTTCTTGTCTGTGCCAAGGCAAGTCTAACCAAGGTGTGGCTAATATTTTGGCCACCAGTTCTGGGGGCATTGCATTGTCAACTCGATACAAGTTGGGTTCGTTATCAACAGGTGCTATTTGCATAGGAACTCCAGTTCAGGCCAAAGTCGCACAAACTCACCTGCTTTGTCAGGATGGTATTTGTGTTCAATATCATAGATGTGTTTCCAAAACGCAATATCAACATCAGATACTTTGACAATGTCCAGGCGCTCATTGTATGTTTTGAGTGCTTGATCAAAAAATACTTGTTCAGACTCTGTTACCAAGTTGTTGGCATACAAGTATTGTATTTCATCTGCGGCAAGTTTTGCAACACTGGCACCGTGAGTAAATGGATCCAAGTACTTGGGCTGGAACAAGTTTTGCCACAAGATGGTTGTGTCTGTTTCCTGGGCAAATTGTTTTAGTTCACGCAGGCGTGTGGCATTGTAAATATTGTACACAGCATGTATGCCGCCCCAGTGCCCGTTGTTTTTCATCAAGTTTTTGACCACGGCTAGGTTATTCTGCAACATTGACCAAGAACCGCCATAACGAACATATTCAAAACGTTCACCTACATTGTCAAAGCTCATGCTCCAGCCGACTCGTTTGCGCTGTGCTAGTTTCCGGAAGATTTTGTTTTTTTCTAAGTCAACATTCATGTTGGTGATTAGCGTAACAATAGCTGATTCTGGTATGACATCCAGTAATCGTTCATTTTCTGGCAGTAGTAGTGGCTCGCCACCTACCAAGGCCACTTCATGTATGTGACCATGGTGTTGTTCGATGAAGTCACACACCTGTTCATAGTACGGACGAGAGCCTGACCGGAATGGTACCTGCTTTAATGCGGCCCACTTTGAGCTGGCACCAGGATCACAATAGTTACAACTCAAATTGCAAGTTGTATTCCAACGCACATCCACAATCACAGGATAGTGATACTGGTCCCCGGCTGTGGCATAATCAAAATTGGGGTTTACATTGTTGTGCCATTGGCGTTCTGAGTCTGCACCAAAACGTTCTGCCTGCACACAGTTTGAGCAGTATTCGTGTGCTTGACCTTGTGCAAGACTAGTTCGCACTTCAGCCATTGTGCTGTTGTTTAAAACTTCCGTGATTGTGTTTGTGTTGAGGTTACCCAGCATGTTGGGGTTGCCGGCACAACAGGTTTTAACATCGCCACGGGGGTTTATGTGTAGGCCACGCCAGGGTGCGGCGCAGTAGAAATTATCGCTCATGCCTTATTTAAAGGCGGATCAGTTGCACCAAGATGTTTTGGCTTCACCGTAATATTCACGGGCAAACCCGTTGGCAATAAGCATTTGACGCAGACTTTGTCCGTTTAGCAGGACATCTCCCAGCACACGACCACCATACTTGTCCCAGTCCATGAGCACAACCTGTCGTTGTGAAGCCTGGGCAACGGCTGCTTTGGTAAAGGCTGATGCCGCTTCGCCACGCTGTGCTTCACTGGGGCAGGCTGCGCGGAATCCTTTTTCTGGAGTATCCACACCGTACACTCTGATACTGAGTTCTTTTTTGAGTGGTGCAGGCAAAAAGTCTGCTTGAAAAGCCACTGTATCGCCGTCTATGACTCTGGTGATCACAGCGTCATAGGTCACGCCAGGACGTTGTCGGGGTTGTGCAACAGCCAGCACAGGCATGATCAGCAAGAGTAGTAAGAGTTTTTTCATATTGATATTAAGTGTAGTAAACAATTTCACCTGTGGTGGGATTGTATGCCATTTGGTAGAACCCTGCAGGTAATCCACTGGATCCACCGTTGCGCACAGGTTTCACTGTGAATGTGTTGGCAGTGGTTTGATTTAGTGCCGAGCCAGTGGCGTTCAGGATGATTGAGTTGTTGGCTTGATTAACGTCACCAGCATTAGATCCAATTGCTATAGCATAGGTTCCTTGACTTGAGTTACCAGCAAACTCTCCTATGGCTATTGCACTGTTACCTTGTGAGGTCATACCAGCACTGACTCCAACTGCTACTGTTCGCTCACCCTGTGCTGAATTACCAGCATACGATCCTATGGCTACTGCTATAGAACTTTGATTGGAAAATCCAGCTCGTTGTCCCACTGCTACTGATTGACTACCTTGTGTGGTTCGTCCGGCGCTGTCTCCGACTGCTACAGAATATGCACCTTGTGTGGTTTCCCCAGCTTGCTTACCAACAGCAACTGATTGAATGCCTTGTGTGGTTTGGCCAGCACCAACGCCAACAGCAACTGATTGTATGCCTTGTGTAGTTTCGCCAGCATATAGTCCAATAGCAACTGATTGTGTGCCTTGCGTAGTTGCGCCTGCACTGTGGCCAATGGCCACTGCGTCGTCACCTTGCAAAGCAACACTGCCACCGGCATTTTGTCCAATTGCCACTGCTGTTGATCCTTGGGTGGCGCCAGCATTTTGTCCAATTGCAACACTTTGATTACCTTGACTGTTCAGTCCAGCACCTTCGCCAATGGCCACAGAACTTATGCCTTGAGCATCATACCCGGCCGATGAACCAATGGCCACAGCATGGGTGCCTTGAGTGGTGTTGCCACCAGCATTTAGACCAATTGATATGGCGGCGCCGCTTTGACCGCCGGCACCGGCTGCTTGACCCACGGCTATTGCCGCATTGGCTTGACCGTCAAATCCGGCATTTTGACCTAACGCTATAATAGTAGGGCCACTCGCACCAGTTTTGTTGCTCAACAGTGCCCAGGTTGTTGCACCACCAGGTGTGGCCACTGCTGTGAGGTCGCCTAGTGCGTTGCCCACATACACAATGCTTGTGGTCTGATCTACCACAAGTTCGCCAGGTCTAGCATTGCCGTCGTACTCAGCCAAGGTAACTTGGGCGTTGTCCTTCATTGCGGCACGTGATATGCCAGTAATGTTGTCGTATGGTGGAGGTGGATTGGCCATGTTATGCTATTTGGTAAGTACCCGAGATATCAAAGTGTGCGCCTGATTGCCAGGCGCCTGTGGCTGGAGTGTTGAATTTCCAAACTAGATCAGAGACACTACCAGAATAATACAGTTTCATTACAGTGGTGCTGTCAACAACGTCTGTGATTCCAGCAATATGGTACAAGGCAGGAGCACCAGAACCGGCT